CCTTATCTAGAGTTAGAGTTTTATTCAAATGGCGATAATGTTCCTTACATTACATGGCCATGGAATCCTAGTATAAAGGATATGTTAGCAAAAGACTGGTGTATTATTAAATAAGTATTTTTTCATATGAAAGAGGTAGTGAAATGAATTCAAATAGATACTTAGATAAGTTGTCCGATTATGGATTAGTTAAACGGTATTTTGTAGACTCTGCCGATATAAAGAAGCTATCTCATGATGACGACATTATTAGCGTGTTGAACAATATAGGAGGGTTTCCTGAATTAAATTCAATTGTAATTATAAATAACGGAGAACTGATTATAATTGATAGAGCTACACATATAGTAGCATTTTCAAATATAGAGCATTATTCTACGTTTTGGTGGCCTATGTCAGATGATGTAGATACATGTTACTGTAGAATTAAAGACATGGATAATGAACTAGTGAAAGATATTTTAGTTAGTGAGTTGAAAAAATTGATGGAAAGGAATAAAATCCAAAAACTGTAGTTTTTTAATTAGAGGGCTTTATAATTTAGGTAGTGAAAGCTATCTATTTTTAGTAAAGGAAGGTAAAATGGGGTATGGATTTGATGGAGCGAGCAACAAAGAGATCATCTATGGTTTAGATGGTCTAGTTAAGAAATGCCATACTGCCTCTAAAGAGGCTGGTTGGTGGAACGATCTCCATACTGGAGAAAGGCTGTCAATGAGCCATGAACATATAGCTAGTAAGCTTATGCTTATCGTTAGTGAAATAGCAGAAGCTCTAGAGGGTCATCGAAAAGATCTTATGGATGATCATCTAAAAACTAGGAAAATGTTTGAGGTTGAATTAGCTGATGCAGTAATACGTATCGCTGATTTGTCTGGGGCAATGGAACTAGATCTTGCGGGTGCTATAATCGACAAATTGGATTATAACACAAAACGTCCAGACCACAAACTGGAAAACCGTAAGAAAGCAAATGGTAAAAAGATTTAATTAAATTTACATTTAAAGGATTATATCATGAAAGATTTAAAAGACAGCGTGAAAAATTTGATCACCTCCATGGAAGGTGATTTTGAATATGAAAAAGCTAGTGGATTCAAAGCTAGCGAAGATTCGTATTTCAAACACCTGCCGTCAGATTTATCGAAAGAAGTTGTGACGAAGGTGGAGAGTTACAACAGCGATTTTATCGCTGCTGGAGGGAGTTTGTTTGGTAAGTTGGCAGTAGAGGCCATGGCTGAGGATAAAAGCCTGAAAAAGGCCACTCTGAGCGTTCCTATGGGGCGTAATGAGATCTCTTACTCGCTTGATCGTACTCGTGAGTATCACAACAATCGGACACCTGATTCACCGACGGTCATTAAGACTGGGGATCTGAGGGCAGTATACGATGTTAAGTCGATTAAGAAGTCAACGTCATTCCGGCAAATTCGTGCAGAGATTGCTGAACTGGCAACAGAGAAATTGAAATAAGAAACATAGTAATAACCCACTGCAGCTACAACTGCAGTGGGTTATTTTTTTTTTTACGTTTTTGCTACACCAGGTAATGCAGATGAACCTAAATCTTCTACACCTTTTTTATAACCTTTAGTGGCCGCACTAACATCTTTATCAATATCTTGAATAAACGAAGGACGAAGATACGGATTAGCATTAGTCAAATTAATAGCATCTAATATTTTCTGTGCAAAAACATTACTACCTAAATTAAATTGAGTAATACCAGTAAACTCAATAGTTAAAGTAAGTATTTCGCTAGCGCTAGAAAGATCGCGTTTGCCGATAATTTCACCAGTACCCTTAGGCATACAGTTGGTCGTTACCCAAGATTTAACTACTTTTCTTTGAGTAGGATCTGGTTCAATTAACAACATACTAAATGTGTTCCAATCTGCTAATAGATCTGAAGGAACTTTAGACTTATCTAAAGTACCAACTAAAGCATATTTAGTATCTGGATCCATCATTCCGTAGGTGATGTAATTATATAAGAAGGTCTGAATAGGCATTCCATATTTTTCAACAAAAGTAAAAGATGGTTCAGAGCGCGCTCTTTTAACATCAGTATACTCTTGCTGCATTTCACCAGCACCACCAATAGGATGCTCATCAAATTCAACAGTCAAACCAGAAGTAAAACCTTCAATAGTTCTACTATGTAGTTCTATTAATGATTTTAAGGTTTGAACCCATTTATCAGGTTGTGGCATTAAAGTAAAAAACTTAGGTGCTTCTAATAAAATAGGTATTAAATTAGTTCTACGATAAGCTTGATTACTAACCCATTCGGTTAATACATTAGTATAACCACCCTGACCACCGTGTGTTAGATCTAACATAGGTTGTTTAGATCCTACACCAAATGCTTTATCGCCTAAAATCGCTTCAGTAATACGTGACATTAAAATTCCCTTTATTAAATTAATTAGACATTAAGCTGTTTGTAAATCTTCAATTCTATAAGCCTGAACATAAGTCGTCATGACGGTCTTCATATTAGGCGCATAAATCTTGACTGGTAAAGTCCAGCTAAAACCACGTAATAAGTCCATATCAGTATACAGAGTATCTGGAACGATTACAAATCTTTCATCGAATCTCTTCTGAGTACGAGCTATCACAAATTGGTTTACACGATCAGCAAGTTGTGCATTGGTAAGATGTGAAACACCTGTAAATTCACGCCATGCCGCATGTGAAACTTTATTAATCTGACAAATAGCTAAGGCCGTAAAGTAGCTATTAAGAACAGATGTATCATTATCGTATACTGTTTTTAATGCAGGGAAGAAATACGATCTGCGATCATAAGATTGTACCCAATTAAGACCTACGTCCCAATTTCTATTACGACTAGAAGTGGAAACCCAAGTAATATTAATATCGGTCATGTAGTTTACAATACTACCTGGCGCACCATCAAAATGAGAACCATTTTTCCAGCTACCGTTTCCAGCACCCATATATTTAGCTGACTTAATAGCTACTTCAGCTGTTAAGGGTAAGAATTTAGTATATTGACTATTACGTAATTTACCAGATCTACCAACGATCATGCCACGCATAACAGGAGTACCAAAGTAATCAGATTCAGGATACATCTGTAAACGTGTACGTAACGCAATAGCAATAGAATGTTCTTCTGATGCTTCTAAAACATTCTCTCCAACAGTGTGCGTAGCTAACACTACAAAAGTATCTTTACGATTAGCTATAAAAGAACACAAAGAATACTTAGTAGCTAACGGAAATCCTGAGTCATAAATAATAGATTCAACATTAACTGCTAGTTCTTGAACAAAGTTATCTGGATTTAGATAAGCTTCCATTTCATTTTTAACTAAAACAGCAAACTTTTCATCGTTAATAGTACCGTCTTGACCACCTCTAGCAAATACGGTACTATATTCAGTTAATCTAACAGAATCAGCATCGTCGATAAAAATAACGCTATGATAAGGAGCACCAAATGAAGATACGCAGCTAACAAAATTAAACAAATGTTTTTCATTTGCATCTGCATCTACACCAGATTTAAAATCACTATACGCGGTATTAGAATGTGCTATTTCTTTAGCATAAAATAAACCAACAATATTATCAATGTTTTCTTCAAAAGCAATAAAATCTTTAAACTCACCGAAGACTTTTGGATACCGAAGATCATTTAAATTCTGATAACTATTAATAAAAATATCATTAATATTAATTTGTTTATCAGTAATTGGATCTAATACACCAGCTTTAAATGAACACATTATTTGTTGTTCACCAAATAAAGTTTCAACTACTTTTAAAGGAGCTGTATTATCTGTACGATTGACTACGGAAATAAAGTAGGGGTATGCTTTATATGCCTTCATCATTTTAGTAGGCATAGCTTTAGTAGGTGTTTGAATAGGAGCCCAAATTCTAACACCTGAGTTATTACCGTATTCACCTATGCTGCTAGTTTTAAAACTAAAAATAGGATATGTTGTTGTACTACCTGACGTAGTTACAGTTCCATCACTATAATCATTAGAGACAATAAATTTAATTTTATAACCGCTAGTAGATTGAGGGGCACCTGAAACTGTTTTAATTATAGGAGTACCACTGGAATCTAAAAGAAGAGAACCATTAGCCGCACGTTCATATAGATCAATATTTGCTGAAGTAACAGATAACGAAATAGTCATCTGTGCCTCTTCACCAGAATCATCTGGCACAACACGTTGCAGCATACATGAATTACCTTCAGCATTTACTAAATTTGCAAATACGGTGGCGTGGTTTGCAAATTTACCGCGTAGGTTAAAAGTTTCAGTTCCATAAATACGATCTCGTTCTGATCCAACAACTAATTGAGGTTCAGTAGGACCTTTTTGAGCATAAATAAAAAATTTAGGTAGATGTTGTGGAATAAATTCCGGTTCCCGTGGCAGAAGACGAGTACTCAGATCTTGAGTTCCGTAATCTATAACCATAGGTGCTGCATTAACAATTTGATTAGCCATGTTTTTTTTCCTTAAAAACTAAAGATTGACAATTAGGAGTACAAGATGTCTATATTTAAAGATAGTTATCATACCACAGTTGGTTCTATATTTATTACTACAAATATAATAGATGCGATAAAAGAATCTATTATTAAACAGGGTGGCGTTACTAGACTAGATGTAAAAGATAGCAATGGTATTACACCTGGTTTCATTACTGGAATTTTAGATAATGAGTCAGATATACCTTTATTTACCCATCCAATATCTATTTATAATTTTCAAAAAAAGAATTATCTATTTACTGATTTAAGATTATTTATAAAAAAAGATTCTAGTATAGGTGATATTGATAAAGGTATAAAAAATTTAACCGAATATAATTTTGCCAAAAGTAGAGCTATATTAAATCTATTATGGTTGAGCGATGGTACAACTCAAATAAAAAATAGTTTGTCATTTGCCGGAATAGTATTTGCATCATGGTTGTCTGAAGCTATTTCTAAGATATATGCGTTAGATTTTAAAGATCAAACAACTGTTGCCATTATCACCAGTTACTATTATCAATCTTTGTTTAATGAAGAAAGTACATTTGATGAAGATACTAAACAGAAAATGGCTATCCATACAATAAAGGCAGTTAAAGCACCAAGTGACTTTATCTTTAAAATATTTGATATGATAACACCAATAAATGATGTTAACGACTACTGTAAAAATATAAGTACTATAGTTGAAAACGTCAGATTAAAAGATTTTAACTTGGCTGTTTTATTGACTATTGTAAAAAATAGTTGGTATGGAGCAAATGCTAAAGAGATTATGTCTGTTGCTATAGAACATCCTCCTACTTGGATAGCTATTGTTTATACTGCTATAAATGAACGCACATATAAAAATAGTACTATCTATCGCATAGCTGAAAGATATGGTAAGAATGGTGGTGCTGTTGAGTTTAATCGCAATTATCTTAATATGATAAAAAATGAATTATCTATAGCTACAGAACTATTAACTTTTGAAAATTTTCAATAAAGGAATCATAGCATGTACAAATATCTTTTAGATCATGCTATTAAAAATATATGGTGTAATCCAAAACAAGATAATGAATTTATTATAAAGGCACACAAGATAACTAAACCAGTTGGTTCTATCAATATTTTTAAGTTGATGGAAAGAACTATAGATCTACCAACTAAAGGAATAAGGTATCATGTTTATAATGTAGGTCAGGTACATCCAAGGTTTATAGGTTTGTTAAAAATAGGTCCTAGTTGGTATGATGAAAAATGGACTTCGTTTAGCACAGCTATGACTACTAGTAATTTAATAGCTATACTATATACTGATTTAGGAGCATATGTTCCTAGATTCAATTCTTATTATTTCTTTAGTAAAGAACGTGATTTAATTATAGCTATACCTACAGATAAAAGATTATCCATTAATTTTGAAACTGAAGATATTTATTTAAGATTATATACAAATGCATTTTTTAAATCTTCTTTATATAATTCAAATTCAAATGACGATATGATTTTTTCAACTGGTGATATCATTGAAAAAACAGCAGACAGAACAGCTATAATAGCTCTTTACAACACATATAAAGCTAAAACATATGGTTATGTATTTACTTATGTAAACGGTTTTAAAGTAAATAAGTTAAGTGTCGATAATATAAAAAATGACGATATAGTGGAGTTTGTTTATGATAGTAGTGTGAAACATGTTGCTACATTTACTGTAAAGAACTTAAAAACATTCACTAGTATTAAAGATCAAACTAATAAATACATACTTCACTATGCTGGAACTGTAAATACTATAGATTATCACGATGATATAGAAATAGATATAGTTAGAGAAGGAATTAAAACTGGTGGTTATCATTCTCTAGGATATTATTATAATAGAAATAGTTTAAAATCACATAGAATGTTGACTCATAGAGATTATAGTATTATTGTAAATAGAGTTAATACTATATCTAATAAAGTGAGTAGTGTTGTAACTTCTAAATATTCAAACTTTAATTATACTGCCGTAACTACATCTAACTTTAGGGTAGAAGTAAAAATAAGACGTTCTGGATATGATAGAGCTCTATGTTTTGAAAATAACAGGATATTTGAACTATATAAATTAAATGATTCTTTAATAGTTGCAGCTATGACTGGAACTAACAGTACGGTCAGTGTTTGGAAAGCTGAAAATTTAGAGATGTCTGGCTATACTACACTTATGTCTGCTAAATATTCAGATATAAATATAGATTTAATTAAAGATGCTTATGGTTATAATGCTATATCAAAGATATTAGGTGAAACTCCAACTAAAACTATTTTAGATTCTAATAGACAATTAGCTATAGTACCAATAGGTTTATGTAATAACTTTACCGCATTTGAATATAATGCTAATGGTGAGTTACTAGAATCAAATTATTATGATTTAGATACTTATTATTATGCTAGAAATTCTCTAACCACTATGGTGGAAGCTATATATGGTAAAGGTACTTATAGGCCAGATGTATTTTTTGGAACTAATAATATAACACTACCTATAAATAATAATTATAGAGTTTATCTATCCCATCTAGTTAATGGAACATCTGATAATAGTTGGATAGATGTTACAAATACTAATAATTATAATGTTGTAAATGGTGTTTTAAAAAATAATGGATCTGTAACTAATGCTTACTTTATGGTTATTTCAGATAGAACATTTTTACATTATACAATTGATCTAACAGAAGTTAGTGGTTGTTTATTCTTTACATTAAGTGAAGAAGTTTTAATAAATGGAAATTATATTAATGTAACTTTACCTATTCCATTTGGTGAATTAGACATATGGTTAAATGGAAAATCTCTTATACGTGATTTAGATTATACTATTGTATTTCCTAAAGTTTATATAAATAATAGAAATTTCTTAACACAGCCAGCTAATACAAATATACAAAAAGTTGTAGTTAGATTTACTGGTTTTTGTACTAGTGATTTAAAAATGGATGAAATAGAAGACCATGGATTTATAGAACATGGATTTTTATCTAATAATAAAAAACATGATATTAGAGATGATAAAGTATTACGTATAACTGTAAACGGTGGTATTAAACATAGATCAGATGTTAAATTTTCAGAAGAACATAACGGCATAAGTATTATAAATAGTTTAAATGGACAACCTTATCAAATAAAAGATGTGGTAGTACCTTTTAGACATTTAGTAAATGGTAATACATATGAAGAAAGACAAAAATCTATAGATATAGATAATGAAATTAGTGATTATTTAACGTTGTATAAACCTCAGTCTGTTAGAGATGGTATCAGTAGTATAGAAGCTAAATATCCTTTAGTTAGTCCTTTTATAGCTAATATTACAAATGATCTAATAGAAGGTATTATAGATAACGAAGATATAGATAAAACACTATCTGATAATCAAATAATTAATATATGTAAACCATATGAGTATTTGTTAGAATTTGATCCTATATCTTCAACTACGCTAGACCATGATTATGTTTTTATAGTTCCACATAACTTAGATACAGTTAAAAATTTAAACTATAGTCATTATTGGTTTTTACTTAATGTTAATAGGCTGTATAGTAAGAATCTTGTGGATATAAAATCTTCATTTGTTTTTTCATATTATTAAATAAGAGGTTTTAAATGACTGATAATGTCAATAATAATGGTAGTGCTGGCTCAGATGGCATAGTCCCAATATATCAAGAAAATGCTAGATGGTGTATATGGGGTATGCATGAGATCTGGATGGGCGAAGCTGGTAGAAATAAATATGTCCCTAAAGTTAATGATTACGTTATAGAAGCTGAGACATTTACAGTTTATATAGTTGAATCTTTAGATTATGTTACACTTATACCAACTCTTAGAGAAATAAGAGCTTTAGATAGTTCTACTGTTCTATCTGAAACAGATCGTTTACTAGGTGTTGGTCCAGGTCAGTTAACAAACACATATAGAGTTTATATAGATAAATCTGTTACTCCTCATGTTTTAGCTGTGGATATAAGATTTTTAATACCTGGAACTATGTCGTCTTATGCTAAGTTATTTAGAGGATCTGATTTAAGTTCGACTGGTGAAGTAATATCTAGAGTATACGATGGTAGTTATAATATAGTATCTACTTCAGTTCCATTAGAAATGGTTATTGTTGATAATCATATTAATTATTCTGTTAAATGCATGACTGTCTGTCATACTACTGAAGACTTATTAGATGGAGAAATAATAACTGCTGTAGTTTATAGTGACGATGGACACGTTGTAACTAAACAACAATTTTTAGTAGAAAACACTACGTTCATACGTTCAGTAAATATATCAACTAAGTATATAACTGGTATAACAGCTACATGTGCGTTTATGTCACCTACAGATGACAGAATTATTAATTTTCCATTAAATGTACCTATCAATGCTCTTAACTTAATGGGAACAGTCCACTATTCAGATGGTAGCAGTATTACATTACCTGTAAATGGAACTAAATTTACAATGTTTGGTTTAGATCAATATTTAGCTTCTATAGTTGGACAAAAAGTAGATTTAGTGTTAAATTATACTTTATCATCAAATGAAGTTTCATATAGCACTGGTGGTTCATTTAATTCTAGTATAACAGCTCCTTATAACTTGGTCACAGTTAATCCTAATAATAGTTACGCTGTTAAATTATTTGGATATCCTGTATGGCAAAATACTAGCGAAGGTTATTTAATGAAATGGTGGCTATTAAACTTAGATAGAAATATCATTTTTGATGTAACATCATTAGTATCATGGAGTTCAAATACTGGGTCATTTAATCCTAAGTTATATGGACATATACAAGCTAAAACGGTTTTTATTAATTTACAAGATATCTCTTTTTCTTTTGCTAATTTTATTCATGTGCAAAACGTTGTTATAAATTTAATTAGACGTGGTTCTGATAACAGTATTGGTTCACATGCTGTAACACCTTGGCTTGTATCAACTAACGGCGATATGGATGAAGTAAATTATAATGACGGATTATTTGCTATAAGTACTAGTAGTAGTGTTAATATCTCATCAGGAATAACTAATTTTTCAGATTGGATAAATAGAGTTTATTTAAATACTAAACCTATGGTAAATTTAACTAATGAAGTATCTCCAATTATGCCTACACATTTTAGTATAGTTTACGGTAATACTATAGATGCAAAATTTACTATAAATGATTGGAATTCAGATTTAAATATAGGCACTAATATATCAAACCTTAAAACAATATTTATTAAATTTATTAAAGAAACAAATAATATACAACTAATATTATCTATGGCGGCAATGATTGTATATAGATAACTGAAAGAATACAAGGGGATTGACTTGTACAAGTCAATCCCCTTTGTAAAGTATTATATAGACATATACTTTATATGGAATTTACCCATTTATTGAAAGGAACTTATATCATGACCGCATTAATTGTGTACAACAAGTTTGATCTAACAACTGTTATGGCTGCAGCTATTTTGCAGACTGAACTGAAATCAGATGCGATTTGTTTAGATTACCATAATATTGATTATAATGATAGACTGAAATATTCACAAGCAGTCTTCATCGGTGTGCCTGAGAAATGGAAATCGGGCATGTGTACCAGAATTAACAATAAAGAGGCAGTTGTTCATTTTGGAGTAATGAACAGAATGACAAAGGGAATTAGAGAGTATTTTTCTAAACGAAAAACTCCAGATAGTCTGATAAAAAGTCTCTGTGAGTTTTATGGTATTGATTATGGTAAATATAAGACACTTGATATGAAAATATCTAATTTTTATAAACCAACTACATCTCTGTACGATGTAGTGACTGTTTATAAAAATCTAATGATGGCTTTATCGACCATTAGAAAAAATACTGAGTATTACGTAGGTATACCGTCATCACAAGATACTGAAGAGTATCATAAAGTGGTGGCGTTAGTAAAAGACCAGATGAGAGAAAAAGTATCTGCTGGTTCTGTAGTATTGGACGACAGATACTTAACGGTGCTACAATCGCATTACAATGATGAGAGCTGGTATATAGCTCTTCGGATTATGTTGTTTTCACATAAGTATTATGTGAATTCATCTACATCAACTAATGGAACCGTGATCTATTCTAATATTCCAGGGGTGGAAAGGTATATTAGAGAGAGTAATAAAAGCTATATCTTAGCGGCATAAGTCTTAACCTAGCTAGCTTCGTGCTGGCTAGGTTATATTTTTTTTTTAAAGAGATAAAAATGAAAATACTTTATAGTGTAAACTTTACTGACGAAATTATTCACTATTATGTAAATGGAATAATGCTTTGGTCAGTTAGTATTATTGATGGCGAACCTAGTGAACCGTGTTTTATAGGCCATGTTTTAGATCGTTTAGATTTTCAACAGGTAGTTAAAGATTATATGTTAACTGAAGAATATATTGCTTCTTTAGCTGTTTATAATAGTATTGAAAAATTAAAGGCAACTGATGAAGAATTTTGGGGAAGATTATTTAAAGATCATTTTCCAAATGAGGACAATTTATTAGAATACACTATTAGTCTTTTAAAAAATGCAGAATGGAAACCTTATGATTGTAAATATATTTTAGAAGGTCATAAAGGTTATATTACTAATGACCTTGGTTCTGAGTCTACGCATGTAGAAATAAATCCAGATTCTATTATTACATACAAATTATATAATAATCTAATAACGGCCTTTACTGAGTATAGTGAAGATATCTGTTTAACTAAAAAATACACTGTTGCCGTTATTGATTCTGATGATAAATTAATAGCTTACTCTCCAGGTGATCCAGTTTTAATAAAAACCATTACTGACCTATCTTTAATTAATGTTACAGAATTAGGATCAAAAGCTATAGAACGTGGTTTTACACATGCTAGGATAATGGATAAGTCACTGGACTAGTTAGAGAACAAACACCGTTAGCAAAAAATTTCAGTCATAAATACTTTATAAGATAAAACATATATTATATCTGGCGCTGCTGGGTAGTGTATGATTTACACACTGTCTTAGGATGACGATATGATAAGAAAAACTATTAACTCTATGTCTGAACGTTTTGAAGAAGTGTACCATTATGCAGAAAAGATGGAATACAATTCATCATGGAGTGATGGCGGCGAGTATCTGAGTGGAGCTGTGAAAACTCCACTAAAATCTGGTGTGGTAATGGCGTCAGTCTGCCCGAAAGGACGGAAAATCTTATTGATCGGGACGCCAGTCGGAACAGTGGTTGTATTTGAAAGATACGTAAATAATAATGGTGTCTATGTACAGAATACACCATGTAATAGTCTGATGGAAATTCTTGTTGGAAAGGGTATAATGACACCGAGTAATATGAATGCAACAATAGGAGAATTTGAGGGCGAACCAAATATAGGTATTTTATTGAAAGATTTTTTAGTAGAGGTTAAATAGTAGAAGTTCTCGCCCCCGCCTAATAAGCGGGGGTTATTTTTTTTGTTTTTTAGCTTTCCTGTTCTTAAAAAATCTCAGTCATATATACATTATAGGATAGAACATACAGATGTCTAACATATCGTTAGATGCAGCTATGTTCTTAACTAGCCTAGGAGGCTATCATGAAATTTACACTGAAAATGTCAGGTTTAGACTTTGCCAAAGGCTCGAAAGATACTAGTGAAAGTGGCAAGTTGGAGAATCTTGAATTGAATATTGAATGCGAAGCGTCAGAATTCACAGCAGTAGTATCAGAGGTTGGTACTATGGTACGCGACGCTATAACGGCGTCGGTAACACGGAGAAAGATAGACGCAGAAAATCCCGAGTTGTGGAAAGCTCGGAATGAGCGCTATGTTAAATCATAGCGAGTAAGTAAACCGGCAGCCTAACAAGCTGCCGGTTTATTTTTTTTTTTCATCTAATGTTAATATCTTCTAAAATTATTTCTATTAGCTTTGCGTTCATCTCTTAATGTCAGTATTAGATTATCGACAGATAGTGATTGTTTATCTGCTTCTATTAAATCATTGGCTAGTGACAATAGTTTTCGTTCATATCTAGAAACCAAATAATCATCTCTCTCTAATTTAATAGCTTCGACTAATCTTTCTATCTCTATTTTTAATCTTAGATTTCTTTCATGATCATATTTAGCTATAGGATCACTTAAAGCATCTATAGGTCTATTTAAAGATAAAATATCTCTACTATTAATACCATAAAAAATAACATTCTTACCTTGACTCATGATCCAAAAACTAAGTAGCCAAGCTATACATAGATCGTCATTACCAGCTTCAGTATGATCAACTCTACCATTTCTAACAACTAAACTTAATATCTGATCTATAGTTTTAGGATCTTTAACTAAACTACCGGTTAACTTGGCTGCGTTAAGTAGAGTTACACTATAGAGTTCTGATCTACTTGTAGCTCCAGTTGCTGAAGTAGCAAAACCAAATAACTTTTTATATCTAACATATATGTCAGCACTTCTACTAAACATCGGTCTACTAATTTCTTTAAATCTTTCAGGAAATTCTTCAGCTTCTTGAACAGCTTTATTATATATCCGTTTAAATGGATCTATTCCTTTATTAGGTAACATTAATAATAAGTAATCTATTATCATAGCTCCTGTAGATCTACGTTCTATAATAAGAGTTATATTTTCATAAGTAATTAACCAATTAGCTAACCATTCTGAAAAAGTTATTAGATTAGTTTCATTATAATTACCAGCTGCTAAAACTTCACCAGTTTTTATATCTCTTAAAATAATAGCTATATCATCACCACCAACAGCATCGCTAGAATCTACTCCTAAAGTATAATGACTGATACTCATTCTTTGTTTAATTTCATTTAACTTTATAAACCATCTAGTTATATAACCATACGGTGAAGTTATCTCATTACTATAATCACTATTTTGTGAATCTCTTATAGATTTACTAATAGGTATTGAAAGTGGTGATAGTTGTGTACCAGAAGTCCACATGTTTAAAAAATCTCGTTCAGCCGCATCACCTTCTGCTTTAGCAGCTTGCATAGCATTTTTAAGCCATTCGTCAGTATAACCCAACTGTCTATGACTAAATGTACAATTAACTTGCACAAGACCTTTTGGTGAGTTTCTAGCTATTAATTTATATAGTTCGTCTACATTAGCTGCATCTAAAAATAAATCTGAATATATAGCTGAATCACTTAATAGATTATATACATATCTACCATCTGGATCATCTTTTTTACCAGCAGTAGTTGCTAATATAGTACCATATGGAGTGTTTTGTTGTCTAGATATATCTCTAATAGCTGTACCACTAGCTAAAATAGCTGGTAAAGATATAGCTATATTAGATATATATGCGGCCTCATCTATTTCAAATATAGGACTAGTTCCACCCCTGCCAACTCTTTCCGCCATCTTAGGTGATTTATTAGGTAGATATCCTATATAAGTATTATCCATAGATTTAATACGTAATTCTTCTGTGTTACCTATATCATTTTTTGTTCTTTGTTTAAGGTAATGTGGTAGTTCTAATTCTATTTTTTTTAATCTTTCTAGGTTACGAGCTCTAAGAGTATCATCTTTAGTGAGTAGACTTAAAATAGTATTTGTACAACCTATATTTAGTAGATAAGTCATCATTACATCTATAGAAAATGATTTACCTGTTTGTCTTATTTGTACTAAAATAGTCATAACATGATTTAAGAATAACCAATATAAGGCCATATTACCCCTATTAGCTTTAAAGCTAATAGGGTTAGAATATGAACCATCTGGAGATCTTGCTATTTCTCTAACAAAATAAAAGAAATTATTTTTACACTCTACAGCTATATCTATTTTTTGATCTATAGTTAAATTAGGATCAAATGGATCGACACCTTGTAAACTTTGATCATGTAGTTGTAATATAAAAGCATGGTTTTTTATACCCATATTTTTATAAAGACTACTCATTCTTAAAAAACTATTATTTCTTGTTTTAGTGTCTACTATAGCATTCGGGTATTTATCCCAATCTTCAAAAAATAATATAGTCATAATAAGTATTAATCCTTTCTATTCTTAATTTCATTCAATAAAAATTCTATATAAACGTTTAAAAGTATGTTAGCTATATAATCTTGATCTATTTCAAATAGTGAATTACTACTAAATAATATTTTAAGATTATTATACTCACTAAAAAATAACGGTAAGTCATCTGTTATCTTTAATTGGATGATATAGACAACTTCCGTAATATGTTTTATTCTGCCTCTTATTAAAACTAAATTATCCATATTCTCTTTATAAACATAGAATTCTAAAATGTGGTTTTCATGTGTTTTAAAAACTGCTTTTTTAAATTCTTTTGTTCTTAGAGCTCTATCTGTTTTATAAAATCGTATGCCTTTATAAAATAATAATACATTCAGTAAAATACGCTTAAACACGCTGTACTCCTAGAAACTATACTTCATAGGATTACACGTTATTTCTAGACCTTCCAACTAGTGCTCTTAGTACAATATAAAGAATAATACTTGTTCTAGTAGATGATACTAATCCTTTGTTAGCTTTAGCATTAGCTAGTAAAACTATTTTCTCACCTATTTCACGTATCCTTAAAAGATCCTTATCATTAGATCTAGTAGATAGATATAGATTTTTAAGATTACCTAAAATATGTTGGTAGTCATTTAAGTGAGATATGCCTATATTATTCTGTATTAAATAAAAGCTATGTATTATAACTAAATGCATAAATTCATGTATAAGTTTATTATGGATTATGTTACTATGATTTTCAAACATCCACTCTAATGTATGTTTAATAATCCTAAAACTACTATTACTATTTATTTTACTTATTAGAGTAATAAGCTCATTATTAATAAATGTATTTTTATCTATAATAGCATTTTGCATATACACATCATAAGCTTCTACAGATTTTGTTTTTTCTTTAATACTATCTTCACCATCTTCATTCTTTACAACACTAGAAGTAGTTCCAACACCATCACCAGAAACATGAACTTTATTAAATTCTCTATAATAGTTCTTAACTAAATCACGTATACGACCTTGTGAATCATTTATAGCATATACAATAGTATCATCATCATTAAACTTAATCAAATTTTTATAGTGTATACCTTGTTTGTCTATAAGAGCTTTAGCTCTATAATCCATAACTTTATTCCAAGATCCTAATTGTTTAATAATAAACTTGTTACTTAATTTAGCATAAGCAGCTTGAGCTATTTTAGGATCAGCAGGATATCTAAAATAATAACTAGATAAAGCAGCTATACATCTATAGAAAAATATAAGAGCGATATCATATAAAGCTCTATTTTTTTCATTATCAGTTAGTTCCTTACTTATTAAAAATCTATGCAATAAATACATGATAGTTTGATTAAATAAATCGCCAGATATTTTATAAGTTAGATTTATAGTAGTGACAGTATTAAAATCTTCTTCTAATGCAAAATAGTCAACTGATAACACATTATCAAATAACTTAATAACATCACTATCTTTAAAACGTATAACTTGTACTCCTAATAAATTACCACCGTAAAACTCTAGATATTCTTTATTTTGATTTATATAATCGAGTTGATATCCATATAACAATTTAGCTAATTTATTATTAAACTTAACTCCTAAGAAATGCTTATCAAATATTTGTGCTAATGTAACTATCATAATAATTCCTTCATCTAGATAAAGAGCTTCTAATGGCGTTTAAAGCAGTTTTACGATCGAAACATACAGTTGCTCCAGATAGAGTACTTATGTTGTTTAAAAGCCCTATCTGATCTGTTATAACGTTATTACATTCTATAGCAACTATTCTATTTTTAAATCTTTTACTATCTAAAGCTAAATGTAATCTTTTATCTATTTTACCGACATCATCTTTAGCTAAATCATCACCATTACAACAATATACATAGACACCTTCAGTTTCTTCTTCCAGTATCTTTTTTTTAGCTGTGTCTTCTCCATTTACAAATATAGTAGCAGCCATACCTTCATTAGATAATGCCATATTTAATGCTTTAGTATAAACAGAACTTAATGGACCATCTAATACTATATTACCTTTTTCACTACTTTCTTTATTTACACCAGTTTTATCCACACGTACATTATCGTCAGTTACAACTGTATCAGATGTAGATTTATTTCCGTTTATGTGTGTAGGCGATACATTTTCATTTGTTTCATCTAATACTACAGCTGGTTTACTTTCATCTAACGATAAGTTAAAAATTGACATGATATAATCCTTATTATTACAATGTTAAAAAATTCGATAGAAAAAATTGTGCAATAATTTAAAGTCAACTACAGCTTTCTCTTACTATCTTAATGGTCTGTATTATAATAAATTATTATAATACTATATAACTAGCATACTTTCTATTTAACTCTCACATTATATTACTTACTAATAAATACCAGCCACTAAGCACATGGATAATCAAAAGATCCATGTGCTAGTATATTCAGAAAAAAGAAATAGCATTCTTACCTATTATAGGTAATGGACTAGATAAACAAAGATAAATATAAAAAGAGAACTTCCGTATGATAAGGGTAGTAAGTATTTTTTTCACAGAAAATCTGAGGTTTATAGTATGACGTAGCGTAGCGTAGACAGACTATAAACCGATACAACATTCTGAGATTAGGAACTAATCGATCTCGATTTACTAAGATTCTGTGTCTATACGTAAACGTATGTCACAGAGAACGAGATATCTGTGAAAAAAATACTGGCGTAGTATAAATAGTATGAGAAAAAACCTTCAGGTTCTATGGCGTGTTTTTTTTTTTGAGTATACTAGCACATGGATCTTTTGATTATCCATGTGCTTAGTGGCTAGTATTTATTAGTAGCATGTAATGGCAGATATATTATAGCAGATTTTCTACAGGACCTAATGTAGAAAATCTTTAATTAGATAGGTAAATTATATAAAATATAGAGATATTGTGGTTTATAAACTATTATAGCTACATATACTTTATTAGAACATACATAGTATATAGGAAATACAATGCGTGTTAGAATTACCCATTTTCCGTTAGTCAACTTAATTTAAAGGATTAAAAATGAATACACTGCGTTTATATGCGTGTGGTGGTATGGCAACAAATGTAGTCAGCCATTTCGTAAAAAACTCAGGTAAGGAAACTGAGGGTTTTGCTATACTTGAAACTGCGTTCATAGACACAAGCGAGAGCAATAAGATTAATGCTCTTCCAGTTGAAATGATTTATAAGGTAGATAATGTTGATGGTTCTGGTAAGTTACGAACTAGCAACTATCAAACATTATATGAAGAGTCAAAATCTATCTTACATAAGTTTAAACCAGGGAACATTAACATTGTTGTACACAGCGGCGGCGGCGGTACTGGAAACGTTATTGGACCAGTGTTAGTCAGTGAGCTACTTTCCAGAGACGAATTAGTTATCGTAATTCTTGTTGGTAGCAGTGGGTCACGTATTGAAACTGAAAACACGCTAAATACTCTGAAGTCGTACGAGTCCATTTCACAAAAACGTGGTAAGCCAGTTAATATTTTCTATCGTGAAAATACTAACGCTAAACCGCGCGGAATGGTTGACAGCGAAGTTCAATCAACCATTGTTCTATTAGCAACTATATTTAGTGGTTTTAATAGAGAGTTAGATAGTGCAGACCTTAATAATTGGTTAAACTATCACAAGGTTACTTCGTTCCCAGCTAAATTAACGTTCCTTGATTTTTATAGTAAGGAAATTGAGTTGGTAAAAGGAACTCACTTAATATCTTTAGTTACTTTAGCGTCAGAGTCTGAAACTCACGATAGTAATGTACCAGTAGAGTATCAGGCTACCGGTTATATTCCTGATTTTGTTAAGGACTCGAGTATGGTAGAGATGCCTATACACGCATGTCTAATATCTGGATTTTTTAACTCAGTTGTCGGTGAGTTAAATAATAAGATAGCGGTATATGATGAAACTCGTAAAATGATTAACCCTAAATCTATCATTTCAGGAAATGTAGCCTCTACAGAAGATGGTTTAGTATTATAATTTTATAGTGTCTAAATACACCATAGAGGCCTAACTTGGCCTCTATGGTGATTTTTTTTATTGGAGATTTGAAATGTATATAAAACCAAATGGCATGCAAGCTATTGTTAATTATTCAGAATTATTTTGTAAGAAAAGAGACAATGAATTTATTGAAATAAATACCAAATTAAGTAAGAATGGCATGGTATTAGAATTTGTACCTTATAATGAGAGGACATTAGAAAGATGTTTGATTGCTCTAAAATCTAATATCAATTCTATAAAATTTATTCCTAAAAAATATCAAACAGAAGATATGTTAACTAAGGTTCTTTTAGAAAATGGACTACTACTAACACACATTCCTTTAGAAGATAGAACTCCAGAGTTTTGTAAAATGGCTTTAAGTAACAATACTTATGCATTAAAATATGTTCCACGAACCCCTAGTGATACTTTTATTGAACTAGCTAAATATTCTGTTTCATTAGATGGTTTGTCTATACGCTATCTAGAATCAAAATGGAAAACGTATGATATCTGTAAAATTGCATATGAAAATAATAAAGAATCTGTTGTTTATTTTTCAAAAGCAGTTGTATTAAACTTAAAATCAAATGGTGTTATTTATTAATAATAGATGATCATAATATGCTGGACTTAAGAGGACGTATATATGTCATATAGCCTGGTTGTTATTTCTATAGCTGACTGTAAAGAGTATTACAAAAGAACTTTTCAACATTTAGCGAGTACCTATTTATTATTTAATGATAGTTATGAGGATTTATATGATTGGTTAATAAAAGAAGCAGTTAGTACTGTTGTTAACAAAGTTCCAGGCAAGCGTTGTATGGATCATTATAAACATGATATATATAATGCTATTTATTACACAGAGATAGGTAAAACAATAGAAGTTATGGTAAATTCTAAATTTATTAATAATAGAATTGTTATTTATGACAATGAGATTATTAAAGTATTAGTAGCTGGCGATAGTGTTATCATAGCTAAAGGAGATTTATGATATGACCGACATTATAAGTTTATCAGAATTACTGAGAACCAATAAAGAGGTTATAGCTATAGACATTTTAGAAGTTGTCTTAAATAGTGATATTTCTCGATATTCGGATACACTTGTTTCCCCTGACAAAGGTATATATTTAGTAGGTAGTTTAGAACCAATACTTCGATTGGGAACTGTTTACTATCCAGAAACTAAATATTTAATGTCTGGTCATGAAATAACAACATTTGCTAATATATTTCAGTTAAATGAAGCTATAGTTGACGCAGGTGGAAAAGTTATTATAGGAAAAAATGATTTAAAAACAAAACAAAAGTATTTTAAATCAAAACCTACTATCCCAGTGATACCGATTAAAGTAGCCATAGCTGTAGTGATAAAGTATCTGAATACATTATCGTCATATACACATGTTTCTAATTTCAATTACAAATTAGAAGAGTTTATTAAACCAGAATATAGAGAACTATTATATACAGACGAGTTCTCAACTATATTTGAAAAACTTTTAGATCAAGTTATGGTTTTTGTAAACAAAGACAATTGGCATATTTATTTTTATAAAGTTAAAGGAACTACTTTACTTATAGAAAAGACAATTGACTTCAGAATATATGAGTGGTATAGATTACAGCATGAGGAGAGTACTTAACTATAGGAGCTTTAACTTATGAAAAGTAACACTATTTATATTATAGATTTTAGAGAAGTTATAGTAACATGGAGTAGTTGGTCATCACTTTATGATCTTTATAGAGATTTTCCTTTAAGTCAAATAATAGAGGCTATACTCTCATCTGATGCATACTCAGATAATTCTATATTTTGGGATCAACTAGAATATAGAAATATAGAGTTTAATTCTCTAATGGAAACTTTTTATGAACTTATTATTGAGGACATCTATAGATGTATAGCTAAAAATATTTTAGATGATGACTCTGACATCTATGTATTCAAATTATGGTTAGATAGTACATCTATAGTTCTAGAAAAATGTCAGACATCAGGCTTTTAGTTATCTATAATAAGCTGAATATCAACATATATAATTCTTGTTTATATAAATTATTAAAGGAGAATAATTTACCTTTATATAGTTTAAGCAGTGACTTATGTGAGATATTCAAAAATCCAACCACAAGTAAATTATATACAGATTATTTTTTACTTGATATGTCGATGTTAAATGAGGAAACATATAGTGACATCACGATAGCTGATTTAATAATAGACATAACTGTTTTATTAAATTTGATAGCTGATAAATATGCTGACAATTTTAATAATAATGATAATGGTATTTTAAAGTCTATAACTTTAGAATTACCAGATACAGTTATTTTTGAGTATCTTATATGCAAACGAACTATTTAGTTTTAGACTTAGAAAGCTATGGACGTAATTTTAAAAGTATTATTATGTCCATAGTCCCATATAACGATGGTAGTAAATATAGATCAAAACAAACTTATTATGAAACTATAGATTTTATATATAAGGAATCTACTACACAAATTTTACGTATACTTAATGGTAGTATACCAAATTTTGTTTACTATCTGTCACAAATACCACAAATGGAGTACTTTAGACATATTCCAGATTTAATGAATAATAGTGATTTATTTGCTACAGCTATTAAAGAATTTGGGATGAATTTAGCTTTCACTGTAGCTAACAAAAGTATTATTTCAAACAACACATATCATTTATTACATGATATTAAAGACGATTATATCGTACTTTATTTTGTTCTTAACGACCCAGTAACTTTATCCGAGGAGGATATATATGCCTACTAGCACTAGAAGTGATTTAAAAATAGGTAAAGTTTTTACATTTGATACTAACGCAGACGCTATATTAGGCACTAGTGTAATTAACGCTAAATTAATAGCTATTTGTGATTATTCAACGGCACTTACATATGAAAACATAGATTTAAAATTTAGAACTATTTATCCACTATTGCCGATAGGTACACCAGATGCACCAGAAGCGTGTGAATATTTTATCTTTAAATCTGAATCAAATCAAGTTTTTGTATTAGCTGATCAATGGATTAATATGGGTTCCATTGTTGTTGTTGATAATATTAAAATACAAGTAATGTTAAATACTGCATCTGTTAGCGACATTACTGTTATTAGAGATGCTCTTAATTCATATGGATTTATTAATTACACTATCACAGTAGTAACTTAATATTTAATTTGGAGACATATCATGAAATCTACAATGCATGTTTTGTATAGTGATACAGTAATAGGTCACTGTGCCGCTTTAGCAGCGTACCAAGAACTGGGAGATAGTGCTAAGTATTCTCCCATTAGCTCTGTTGAAAATCATGATGTAATATACAAATTAATAAAAACTAAACTATTAGATAAAACAGATACTCTTATAACTAAAACAGAAATTAAAAAATCAAATGAAATGTTTTTATCTAAAGCTATAATCTATATATTAGATTTAGAATTCGATGTTAGTTTTTTAGATGTTATTAATAACGAGGTAGCATATTTAGCTGTTATATCATCTAATAAAAAGTATCTAGAAACTATATCTAGTAGAAAATATAATGTAATAAAATTTGATTTTCCTTCTTACTTAACTTCAGCTGAACTTGCTTGGTATTATTTTACAAGTTTCTATACTTGTCCTTTAGTCGTTAATATGATTTTACTTTCACTACGGGATCCAGTTAAACAAAGTAAAGAAATAAACAATATTTTTGTTAGAATTAAAAATGAAGATATTGATTTATTGAAAAACCAACTTCAATGTTTAAATAAAGATAAATTAGATATTAATACAATAACCGAGTTATCTGTTACACTAAGAAATAATTTGTTTACTATGGCTAGAAATAACATAGAGTTTTGGGACCATGTTTTAACAGAAGTACCTTTATTTGATTTTATTGTTGAAAATACTTTATTAAGGAGTGAAATTTATGATCATTAAGACTGTTGAATTAGGTAATAAATATATAGGTTTAATAAACAGTGTACCTACTAAAAAATTGATTAAAAAGTTAAGAAAACTTAATCATGTAGAATATACTGTATTATATACTATTACTGTTCATGGTGATGGTGTTGTCACGTTTGTGGCTGGGTCTAATGGTTCATGTAAGAAAGCCAATAAACTTTTTAATGCTATAGGTAATAAAAATCTTTCTACAGCATGGTTTGAGAGAAAGGAGTTTTTAGAACTTTTAAATAGTTTATATGACATGTGAAAAAAATATTCATCTCCTTGTATAGTATGAGAGATGAAGCAAAAAACCTTTTTAAAGCATAGTTTACACATATATACTTTATATGTAATAAGTTTAATACAATGGTAGCTGCAGCCAGACTAAGAATAATCGTTATCGCCTGACCTAGACAATGATATATGGTTGTTCGCCATATGCTGTATCATTACTAGTGATAGAGTGTGATTTTAGCAGTGTATCGTGCGTTAATGATAACGACGCATGGGGTAGTTATTGACTCTTAGTTGTATTAAATTTATAAAAACGTTTGAATGGTGAAATTATATACAGTGTGTTGTATATATAGGTAAACACAATAGTAAATAAGAATTAAATAGGTACCTAAATCGACGTTAAACCATGCCACGGGTTTAGGTAAATAGAATCTATATAGGATATTCTGGCAAGGTTACCTATATATGATGAAGAGCCTCTTAATTAAAATATTTATTATCGCTAATAAGCTTGTCGGTTCGACTCCGGCTTCAAACGTTGATTATAAAACATTGGAAATAAAAATGTACTTATTAATAGTATACTTGATATCTAACAACATAGTACACTACCCTGTGATTTCAGAGGAAGCGTGCAACTATGTAGGATTATCTATGTTAATTAAAAATAAGCAAGTTTTTGATTACACTTGTAGTAAAATTAAGTAGTATTTTTGTAGGCTTGATAACAGTGCTCTCCTGTACTAAGTTACGAGAGTAAGAAGTTGCTTAGAACATCAAGCTTACATAAATACTATTTTTTCTGCCGATAACTCAATTGGATAGAGTAATACCCTTCTAAGGTATAAGTTGTGGGTTCGAACCCCGCTCGGTGGACCAGTTATAGCTTCTACTTAGTTTAGGTATGTTTACTTGCAAGGTTACTAAACCTAGTTAAGTATGAAGCTATATCCTTATTTAATAGTTTGAGACGCGCCCAACTGTTGTTAAGGCAGATATGCTTTATCGAAGACAGGTAATAAGTTGTATCGGGTTGACGGTAAGACTAACGCTCAAAATTAAATGTAGAATGGCTAAGGTTATTTTTGTTATACTAAAACCATGTAGGGCCGGTAATTAGATTTCCTCCTTAATTTAATTATTGGTTTGGAAGGTAACATTAATAATTTGTAGTCTTGATTACAGTTCCACACTTGGCTGTAATGACAATATGATACGTATATTTTGTCGAATATATTTATCTAAGGTGTTTTGCCTGGGTGGTGAAATTTGGTATACACAAGGGACTTTTAAATGGGTCACTAGCGAAAAATGAGTTGGTAGTCAGTAAGTTATTAACAGGGATGGCGGAACGGTAGACGCTAACGGCACATGGTAAGAAGATGATCAATGCCACGACTCTTCATGTAAGTTCGACTCTTACTCCCTGTTATTAACTTATTGGCGTAACAACTCAATCGAAAGACGTTAGTAGTATTTCCGTAAATTCGGCGAACGCTAAATACGATGATTAAAAAGAATGTAGAGAGTGAGGGTTTAAGGGTAGAAGTTTAGCCTTAACTCAAGAACTGTTAACGGATGGAGTAATTACCCATTTCAATAACGCGGAATAGTACTCTTCCAATCGTACACGCTAACGCCGAGCCAAGCCTTAATAGAGACCAATAATTCTAGCAACTAGAGGTTAACTCCATAGTCGGTATAATTGCTAGTTTAAGGAAGGTGTAGAGACTAGAGACGGAATGCCTAAGTTGAGAAAATATATTTGAAAAGCATGAGTATCTAGCTACTTATTGTGTTTTTTCTCAATATGGCGATAGCATAGTCCAGACCACAAACATTATACCTTTATAATGGCAATGAAAATTGAAGTGGTAAGTAAAATCCCTCGCCGTAAGGCATGTCGGTTCGAGTCCGATCCCAGGCACCATTTATTTAATAGTACAGAAATTTGAGACTGTAGCTTAACGGTGAAGTAGGGTTCTCATAAAGCCAAGAATGTAAAGTTCAACTCTTTCCGGTCCCACCAATTCATGTGCAAATGGACTAATGATAATCATAGATTTAATATTTATAGTTATCATTATTATTATTTTTTAGAAAGGAACGACATGACTATTACAGCATCGACAGTATTAGGTTCAGGTTTAAATGAGATAGTTGGCTGTGGTGAAACTATCTATGTGGCTCAAATAGATGAAAGTAAACATACTTCAAATCTTACCACAGTTCCTTCTGACGCGACAATTACAACGCCAACAGTATTTGGCTCAGATTTAACTGGTGGTACATTTCTTACACTTCCTAGTAAATACTCATCTAGAGCTAGCAGTAATGCACCAACTACTTTTAGATTAGGTAAGAAGTTAGACGGAACACTAGTGTTGCAAGGTGGGTTTGAGTGGAAGGAGATGGATGAAAATGGTCGTTATACTAAAGGGGGATTAACATGGGAAGACCTACCAACTGTTGATTTAGAGGATTAACATGTCACTCACACCGTCGACAAGTTCAGATTCAGGTAGTGCCCAATTTAATACAGTTCCATATAAAGGATCTAGTGTCATTATTAGTGACACTCCATCTAACTTTAGGTTAGCTACAAAATTAGACGGAACACTAGTGTTGCAAGGTGGATTTATAGCAGAAGGAATGGATACTTCAGCTACTTATGTTGTAAAAAAACTAATATGGAAAGATTTACCAACTGTTGATTTAGATGAATAAAAAAAAATAATTGATGTATTAGATATAGATAACTTAGGTGGGCCTATAGCTCAGTTGGTTAGAGCAGAGGACTCATAATCCTTTGGTCCACAGTTCGAGTCTGTGTGGGCCCACCTAAGTTATCTTATCAGATATTTTTAATAAAAAGTCTTGCCTTAGCTACATACACCATTTTTGGTGTATGTAGTTTTTTTTTGTTTCTAAAATATTTTAATTAGTTATTTATACTATGGTACAGATTTTTAACTATTAAATTTAAGGAAAAAAAAACATGGCTAGAAAACTAATGCAGGATTTTCAAAACACCTACAATTATACTGTAGCTTTAGAAGAACTTAACGATAATGATTTAGTAGAAAATATAAATATAAGTAACAATATAACTGCTAGTGAAATCGTATCATTAGAAGCAACTATTATATTTATAGAAGGAATTTCAGTAAAGTATGAAAATCTTAAAAAAAGAAAGATTATCTCTTTAGAAGATGTTAATGATTTAAAAAATGAAATTAATACTTCTTTAAATGGAAGTTCTTATAATATAAATCAGTTATTTCCATCATTAGAAAATATAAATGATCCTTATGTTGCGTTAGAAGGTATTGGTGATTCAATATCTTCAGTAATATTAGGTATAAGTAAAGGCATAAGTAAAATGTTAAGTAATATTTCTAACACAATAGGATATATTACCACTTTTATTGATTCACAAGCTAAAATAGTATCTATTTTAAAACAAAGAATTAATGAAAGTGGTATTAAAGATGATACGGAACTAAAACTTAATCATTCTAAATATTACTCATATGACAATAGTAAATATATTACATCTATTAGTGAGTATCAGAAAAAATTCACCGAAACGGTTAATATTTTATCATCTTTTAATACATTGTCTACAAAATTTTTATCTGATTTAAGATTGGAGGAACTTAATCTTAAGATATTATTTGATTTTGATACTAGACTAATAAATAATTTTAATATATTAATAGATTTTATGACTAATGTTAGCAAAGAAATTAACATGAAAGAAGTTAATAGTGATAATGATATTAATTATTTTTCAAGTTCTCATTTTTTAGGGATGGGTAAGATAGTGAAAAATGAAGCTAAAAAGGGTTTAGTTGATAAAACAGATGTTAAATCAATAAAAAAGAATTATAGAAAATATAGTATAGAGTTCGTTAATAGCGGAGTTAAAAGACCAGTCGATAAACTAACTATTAAAAATGGTTCAATAAAAGATCTTAATAAAATTTTAGATGACGTTTCTGTATTATTAGTTTCATATAAACCAATGCATTCATTAATTAATAAATACCATGTTCTTAATAGCAATGTTTTAAGTAGCCATTTATACAAGCATCTTCCAGCACTTGCCCTTATGAAACTAATGATTCATCTGGCCGACATAACAAGCGATACAGTAGCTTCTTCGTTTATTAGCTCTAGAAACAACATGAAAACCGCATGTGATTTAGTAAACTTTACACTTAAACCGTAATACATATTTCTAAAATATTCCAATCACATACATACACCATTGTTGGTGTATGTAGTTTTTTTGTTTCTAAAATATTATAGCTGTATATACTTTAGATGATAGAGTATATGAATATCTAGTTTTCGCTAGATGTTGCATGTGTTCTAATTTAGTCTAGGAGGCTATTATGAAACTTGTTATACAACCACCATTTACCGACTTGTGGAAAAAGGCAAACGTTTATTTAATAAATAATAAAGGAAGATTTTACTACATAGTATCTATAGTTAAAAAAGATGGAAGTAAGACTACTATGACTTACGCAAGATATCTTAAAACAGTAGATAAGGCTAGATTTATTGATAAGAAAAGTAGAGTTATTCATAAAGACTTTAATATATTAAACAATGAATTAAGCAATTTATTACTGACTAACAACTTTTCGGATATGAGACACGGAACGCTTTACAGACAGAAAACTAATTGTAAGTGTGATAAATGTAAATTAGTGATGTATTATGCAACTAAAAAGATATATATGTCTGTTCTCTAGTCCAATGAAAATAAAAGAATTATCACAAGAGCAGTTAGAAAAGATAGCTGAAATCCACATAAATTGGCTAGCATTAAATCACCCTAATTGGGTAGCTAGCAACAGAACCGAGTGGATGGCAGTTAATTATCCAGAGTGGTTGATGTATAATAATCCACACTGGTTGGCAGATATTCGTCCAGATTGGATGATGATGTCTAATCCCTGCTGGATGATGGAAAATCGTAAAGAATGGGTATTGAAAAACTATCCAGAAATTATGAAAAATATTGAGGAATTATCTGACACTAATAAAAGTGTTTCAGATGAAATCTTAATGTTACTCCAATAGTACTATATATACCGGCGGCCTAATAAGCTGCTGGTATTTTTTTTTCTAAGTTATTATAACCGTATATACTTTACATGATAGAGTATGTAAATGTTTAGTTTTCGCTAAATGTTGTATTTACTCTTAATTAGTCTAGGAGGCTATATGGATTTAAATCTTTGCAGAAATATCGGTACTTCAATCTTCTCTAATGGGGAAGGCTGTTTCAACAATGGCCATATTGTCATATCGAAAGATATGATTTTTGGTTTGTCAGTATGGGATGGTCAGACATTCTATCCTTTAGATAAACTTGATCTAGACGATTTCAATATTGTTCTAGAAGAAATTAATAAAGGTCAACAATTTCTATGGGGTGAAGAGTTAGAAGTCATCTCTAAAAAAATTAAAAGTTCATCATAGCGGTTTAATGAAGAACACATATACCGGCAACTTATTAGGCTGCCGGTATTTTTTTTTTCTTGAGCTGTTATTAAGTGACTAACCTTAGCAGAGCATATCATGGAAAATATATTTCTTAGACCTACTGAATTTTATAAACGCGACATTAGCCCATTACATCAATATGTGGGTCAAAATAGTTTTTACTTATCTAAAATGTCCGGTAAAAATATAGAAGAATGTAAAGAATTTATAATAAAAGGTATAAAAAATAAAGTAATTAATGCGGCTGATCCAATAGTACATTATTATCAACGAGATACTAATGGCGATAAAAAGAAAACTAGTTGCTTTTTAAGTAACTATATAAATACAGTAGTTTCTGAAAATGAAATTTTAGCTCCAACTTTTACAACATATTTACAAAGTAGTGTTAAACCATCATTACTAGTTAATTTTATTCTTAATAGTACACGTATTAGAAGTAAAGTAAAAATAGAAGCGGCTATAGCTAAAGCTAATAAACAAATAGATCTTTTTATAGCTAAAGATAACGAACAAGCTAATCATAAACTTTATAGTAACGGAGCATCTGGAGGATTTGCTAGTGAAGGGACTATTTTACATAATCCAACAGCACACAGTACATTAACATCTATAACTAGAACAGTTAGTTCATTAGGTAATGCTAGTAATGAAAAGATTATTTCAGGTAATAGACATTATAGAAATCCAGATGTAACTCTTTACGATATTATAAATATAACTAGTTCTCTAGATAAAGAATCCTTTAGAAATATAATAACTAAATATAATTTAAAATATCCATCCATAGAAGAAACAGAATCTTGTATACTATATTCAACTGATCTTTATTGGAGAGATAGAAATGCTTTTAATAAAATACATAGTTTTATATTAAATCTAGAAGACGTAGAAAGAGCAGCTATAGTTTATATAAGCGATCTTTATCATATTAGATTACATAATGAATCTTTCGTTAGAACTTTCTTAACAGAATTAAGTAGTAAAATTACAGATGTAGTTGTTCCAGATCCTTTAGCTACATTAAAGTCTATAGATAGTTCTATTATTAATTATGTTCATCAAATTTGTTTATTAGAAACAAGAGGTATAGGAAAAGACTATAGTAAAATAATGCCAGAACAAGTAAATACCATAGCAGCGACTTCTTTAAATGTTATAAATGTAATTATGAAATATAGAGATTTTATAGAAAATATATTTCTAACTAAAAATACTCCATCTGGTACAGCATTTATACGTAATATGATAAGAAGAACAGTAGTAGTATCGGATACAGATAGTACTATGTTTGCTATGGATGAATGGGTAATCTGGTATTTTGGTAAATTAGTATTTCATGATGAAGCCTTTGCATTATCTGGTTCTATAATGTATTTATCTACACAATGTATGGCACATATATTGGCTATGTTTTCAGCTAACATTAGTGTAGAACGTAGTAAACTTTACGATATACAATTAAAGCCAGAATTTGTATTTCCTGTATTTGCACAAACTTCTGTATCTAAACATTACTATACATGTATTATGGTTAAAGAAGGTAGTGTGTTTAAAGAATTAGATAGAGAACAAAAAGGAGTGCATTTAAAAAATAGTGCATCACCTAAGAGTCTTATAGAAGCTTCTAGTAAAAAAATGGATAATATATTAGCCACAGTTATGAGAGGGGAAAAAATATCTATAATAGATGAACTTAAAGATTTGGCTTCCATAGAAAGAAATATTCAAAAATCTCTTTTAAATGGAGAAGTAGAATACTATAAAAAATCAAAAGTAAAGCAACCTGAAGCATATGCTAGAGGTGAAGCTATGTCACCATACTTACATCATTTATTTTGGGTAGATATATTTGCAGATAAATACGGTAGTATATCTCCACCGCCTTATACGGTTATCAAGATACCAACAACTGTATTAAATATAACAGGTGTAAAAGAATGGTTAGCTAATATAGAAGATAAAGAATTAGCTACTAGACTTAGTTCTTGGTTAATTAAATATGATAAAACAGATTTACCTACTATCTATATATCTATATCTTATATAACTTCTTTTGGTATACCTGAAGAAATTAAATCAGTTATTAATATAAAGAAGATAGTATTAGATTTAACTTTACCTAATAGGATTATTTTACAATCATTAGGATATTTCCCTAAACATGAGATGCTTATAAGCGAGGTAGGATATTAATTTAACTTTTTAGCTCTTAGACTAGAATATAAGTAGACCGGCAGTCTAACAAACTACCGGTTTATTTTTTCTAATGCTTTATGGTAACATATACTTTATATGATGTAATGTCTTTTTATCTTACTAGGAGAATGAAATGAAAGTTACTGAACTATCACAAGAGCAGTTAGAAAAGATATTTAAAATTAATCCTAAATGGTTAGCACTTACTAACCCTAAATGGATGGCAGAAAATCAACCAGGTTGGATGGCTATTAATGAACCTCATTGGATGGTTAATAGATATCAGTACTGGATGGCTGAGAACTGCACAGCCTGGATGTCAAAAAACTATCCAGATCTCATGGCTAAAATTCATCCAGACCTGATGGTTACACAACGTATACTTTGGATGGTAAATAATAAAAAAGTATGGATGGCTAATAATTACCCTAGATTAATGATGCAAGTTATTCCAGAATGGATGGTAGATAATCGCAAAGAATGGATTTCTATCAATGATCCAGAAGTTATAGCTGACGCTTTTCCTGAATGGGTAGCATACTTTAATCCAGAATGGATGGTAAATAATAGAGAAGAATGGATGGTAATTAATAGAGCAGACTGGATGGCTGAAAATCATCCAGACTGGATGGCTCATAATCGTCCAGACTGGATGATTAGACATCACCCAGATTTAATGTACGATGAAGATCCAGAACTAATGGTCGAGAAAAATCCAGAATGGATGGCTTATAATGGATATATTTATATGATGAATAATCATCTAGATTGGATGACTAAAAATTATCCAGTCTTGGTAGATTCTTTTCGACCCGAAATATCAGTAGACGAAGATATACCTAATAGTATATTGCAGATACTTTAAGACTAGTATAATCACCAGTAGCTTAATAAACTACTGGTTTTTTTTTCTTTATGTATGATATGGTTCTATTTTGCATAGAGAATAAAATGACAGTAGTTTTTAAAGGTAGCCATTTCCAATATTTTAAACCTAAAGATAATACAACAACTTTAGGTAAAGATTTTGCTTTATTTATGTTTCTTTCTATCATAGATCCTGAGGATATTGATTTTTATGAGAAATTAATTAATGCTGATAATATGACAGCTAAGCAAATGATAGCTAGTAGACTAGATAGAAATTCTTAATTAAGGAGTTAGTATGAAAATTGTAACATTATTAATTGTTCTTTTATTTAATTCATTACCAGTTTATGGATTTGATAGAACAGAATTATTTACAGATGATAAGTTTTGTGGATTTGTTCCTAGAACTGCATCAGGTGAAATAAAAAGAAATTATATGCAGTTAGTTTATTTTAAGAAAATGTACCCATGTCCATCAACTGGAGAGTCTATTGGAGCTTGTCCAGATTGGAGTATAGATCATGTTATTCCACTAGCGTGTGGTGGATGTGATACTATTACTAACATGCAGTGGTTACCTAATGTAACTAAGTCATGTTCGACTGAACATTGTAAAGATAGATATGAGCGTTCAATACAATATGGTCCAGACCAGATGACCGGAATTGAGCCATCTAGTTGTAGTCCTAAATTGATAAAGTTTAACGATAGTAAATAACAATATACCACTAGCTACTTAAGCTAGTGGTATATGACTTTAGTCTATTTTTTATTTAAAATTTAAAACCCGTTTCTAAACTAATATAATCATATATACTTTATATGATAGTAAAAGTAAAACTATACTATCGTGCACTTGAGCGGCTCCTAGACGTTCAATTGCTAATTGAAGAAGCTGTCCTGCCGCAAAGACAAAAATGATAATCTCATAGTCTTTGCGGCAGTTTTTTTTTTACACTAGAAAGAATTATTTTTTTTTAGCTAACCTGTTTCTAAAAGAATCTCACTCATATATACTTTATAGGATATAACATACGAATGTTTTATCAGGCCACCTTTGGCCGTATGCCCGCTCCTCGGGGTTCTATCTGGGGTATGGAGATTTGTAATGGAATTCACAGTAGAAGTTAAAAACCTGAAAAACAACGAAGTAGTAGAAGTTAAAAACCTGGTAGTGAAATGGGCCGAGGAGGAAATAAAGAATAATAAATTTCATGAGCAGGTCCCGGCACTTGATTTTAGAAAACGCGTCTTTGACCACTTTGGTGGGGCTGAGAAATTTCTTGGTGACCTAATTACTGGTTTAGAAGGTCGTGATGTTTCATGGCATACCCCCTACGGGGGGAAACTGACGTTGGAGGTATCAACCTCCAAAACTCTAACAGCGTCATGGGTCGGCCGCAGAGGTGGCATATGGGGCTATAACGGGGCGGAAACGTCAGAGTTCATAGAACCATTAGCCGCAATGCTGCTCAAATGGCAGCGGGATGGGCGAGTAAAAGTAATTTCCCATAAAACCTCGGACCACAGGTTAAAGTGGTACGAAACTCTACTGTCATCCGGTCTGGAAGAACCAGACTAACAATTCCAACCAAGCCTAGCAAGCTTGGTTGGTGATATTTTTTTTTATTCTTCTTTTAATTTTTTAAAAAATCTCAGTCATATATACTTTATATAGTGCAGTCTTTGCATTAGGCTAACGTTAGCCGTATACCTGCTCCTCGGGGTTCCATCGGAGGTATGGAGAAATAGCATGGACAAAAACATTCGCAATATGAACGAAATCACTAAATATGAAATGGATGAACTGGTTCTGCCAGTTCAAAAATCATTGAGAATACTGAAGGCCGCCTACAGGATAGGCGGCGAAAGTTTTATGGAGAAGCAGCAGGCGGTTAGAGCAGCCGGTGCATATGGGGAGGTGTATTATGATGTTGAGGCCAGGGTTTGGGTCGGAGTCCCGAGGGAGAATATAAAGAAAGCTTTGAAAAAGGCCTATCTAAAAAGATGGGCCAAAAAAATAGGGTTGGTCTATTGGCCGGCTCTTTATCCATTAACAGAGAACAACGGGGTCGATATCGACCCCATGGCCTTTGTATGGGCCGAGAAGGCCTTAAAGGGCCGTAACGGCCTTTGGGGGGAAAAGAAGTTAACATCGGCGAGAGTAGAGACCCTAAACGGGGGTTGGGACTCAGAGGGCCACTACGGACTGAGTCCCCATGATGTCAAGAAGTATTGGTTTCTGTCTGGGTGTAAGCCCAGTGAGAAGTTCTTCGTACTAGTGAGAAATCACAATTCAGTTTCAAAAATGAATAATTATAACAGCGTCAGGAAAGGTGACGCGCCCGAGTGGACCAAGAATTATCTGAAAGGATATGCTTGGTTGCAGAAGCACCAACTCTTCAATGACCGTTATAGCCGTAAGGCTATAGCATCAATTGGGAGACTGTCAGCCAATTTACGTTGGGCCTCCGTAAATCTGGTGGCCGAGTCAACCACCGGCACAATACGCATTAGAGACCTTGACTGGGGAGCAGTCAAGGTAGCGCAGCGTGGCACTCGGGTAGCTGAAGGCTTTATGCCGGAAGCTATTAGAAACCAAAGGAGGTGGGTGAAAACAGTACCGTCATTCTTTAGTTATTCAATGAAGCGGCAAAATTACCCAGTTGGTGTACTGGAGATTGACCCGCTGACTTTAAAGCTGGCAACATTAACCGGTTTAGTAAAAAAGCTAGACTGGGAGAATGATGCCAACATATTGGCGTGTATTAACTTAACCCGTTTATTTGGTGCCAATACAACGGCGTTAAATAAGTTTGTAAGCCAACACAGAAACATTCACGATGCCGGTCAATTCATATTGGGGTCTAATACTATAAGCCCCAAATGGGGTGAGTTAGTATTAAGAGCACCGACCACCATTAAATACTCAGCGATGTTTGCTGAAATAGAAATGGTAAACAATGGTGTCCCTGAAACTAAAGCTGATTTTATGGCGGCACTTGAAAGTTGTCCTTCAAGGGTTAGGTTAGCAGGTTTTCAGGCAGAACATGACCTGCCGGATTACGAGTATGAGTTATATGCTCAACTGTTTGCAACTCAACCAAAGAGCTTCATCGGTACACCTGCTCCAGGTGGAAAAGACGGTATAGAGTTGGGCGATTACTCTATTCGCCAGTTAGACTCTGGTGATACATTGGCACCAATCGCCGGACGTTTGGTTAATTGCTGTATGCATCTATATGGTGCAGCGGCATCGTGTGCCAGACAGACCTGGCAAGAGGGCGACGCTGGGCTGTGGGCCGTGTTTAAAGGGTCCACTATTGTGGGTGCCACGTTTGTCTGGCGCTCTGAGAAAGGCACAGCTATTGTGCTAGACTCAATAGAGTCACACTCAGCACACAGTAGTATAGTCGCCAAGCTGAACCACATGGCTGCGAAAGCTGTGGTTGGTGTCTTAGGTGTAGAGAAAGTCTATATCGGGGATACCAATTATGGCGTCACGCAAGAAGTGGCGATGTATGGTGCCGACGGCTCCACAAAGATGGCACCCAAATGCAGCTTTAATTTGTCATATACCGACGCACATAAAGTCAAGCTCTTAGTCAAGAGCGAGAATAATGTTTCGGGAAAGGCAGTTAGAGCTTCCATGCGGGAAGCGGTCAAACAAGCAGCGGCTGAAGTTCCGGCTGTTGCTACCAACGCCTTAATGGAAGGTTCGGGTGTCTTCTGTGAACATTGTGACGCAGAAGTAAATCCAGACTGTGAGATATGTCCCACATGTGGGCAGAACATCGCCGAGTGGGTGTAATCATGTCTGAAGTTAACCTGAAAATAAGGCACAACGTTTCGCACGCGGTGACAGCGCGTGTGGTATTTTTGAAAGATAACGGTTTGATCTTGAAAAATGTTTTTAATCTCGATGGACGATGTCCGTTCATTGGAGACTTATTGGGTTATTACCCAGATAAGAAAACATTAAGATCTGCTATTATTAAGCGTCTTAAAGAGTCGACTGAGGACCGACTCGATGATGTGACGCTGTCAGATCAAGCATACTTTCAGTGGCAAGTGGAAGTTGTAAAGGCTTGCCAAGATGTGGAAAAGCGTGGCGTAATCATCTCTGAAATTCCAGATGTGAGGGCTAGGGAACTAAGAGATGGTACGCTAGTTATTTGGGTAGATCTTTCTACTAATGAAAGAGTTCAGTTGTTGGTTCCAGCTGATCAATGGAATTGGAAGTAAGATCAAAATCGCACACTAGCCTAATAAGCTAGTGTGCGATATTTTTTTTTTCTTTTAATTAAATACCTGGACTTATTTGTACTTTTATAAATCTACTATAAGCTTGAGTTTGATTCATAAAAGCAGTAGCCTGCCATACTTCTCTTAAATAAGTATTATACATTTCATTAGAGTCACTTAAATTATCCACATAATTTTTAATGGCACCTAATTCTTGACCACCTACTAAATAAGCTTTATCTATAGATATAATTAAAGTATTGTATATATAAGCTTTAACAGCTAATTCACATAGTTTTGCAAATGCTAAATATGATCTAGGATTTATATTATTAAGATTTTCTTCATTAGCCAATACACATCTTAATTGATAATTACTAGTTACTCTTTGTTGGTCTCTAATAAGAATAGTATTATATCCAACTAAATCTACAGTTGCTGTAGATGTAACAGGTATATTAGCAAATGAGTTACTTACTCTCTGTGCAGCTGAGCTAACATCATTAGTAGTTAATACATTACCTATACTATTACCTAATGTACCGTATGTCCCACTTACTGGTAGATAACTAACAGATAGAACAGATATAATCTCTCTATACATTATTTTTTCTGCCGGTACTTCATATAAGACAGCATAATTATCAACAAATCTGGGTTGTACACCTTCTAATGAAACTAGAACAGTTACTCCACCAACTAAATTAGTATCGACAAGTACCCTAGGTTTAATAATTTTAGTCATTATTAAATCATCTAAACTAACAGGTGCTTGTCTCCAGTTTTGTAGTGTATCTCTAAATGCTATATTAAGCACTTCTATAGGTATAGTGAACTTAATATTATCTAATGCTTTAGTAAGTATACTCATATTTTTAATATATCCTTTAATGTTTCAATAGTGTCAAAATAAAGATCAGTTGGTAACATAGCTTCTATGACATTTTCTTCTATTAAATGTTTAATAGTTACTTGTAGTTTATTGATATGCATTCTATTGTTTCGTATACCAGCTACACCGCCTATATCTATTAAGAATTTCATTATCTTTATTCTACTTAAAACTAAACTCCACCAAACTTGTCTAGTCTGTGCCATATCAGGCATTACTAAACTAACTTGCATATTTTTATTAAATACACTTGGTATATTTTTTAATAGATGTTGATATGGCCTACTATTATTTTTTAATCTCTTTATAACTAGTTCTAATACATTGTCTAGTTTATTACTATAGTCTGAAATATGAAATGGATGTTTTTTAATATCGCCCCCCATAGGAGCACCATAAAAAATATTCATTAACCTATTTAACAAAACCATATCTATATGACTTTTTATCATATTAGGTAAAACATACATATGAACAAAATGTCTATGACTTAATATACTAACATCATTACCAGCTTGATTAGCTAATTTATTATTTTGTTCTATCATAAAACATCTATACTGTAATAATAATAACTCTATATTAATACCTATAAATGCTGTTCCCTTTTCAGTACTATGTTTAAATCCATTAGGTAATAATAAGTTCATATTACTGAACGGATGGTATAGTACTTTAACTGCTTCTATTTTTTTCCAATTTGGTATAAGTTCAAATGGATTAATATACTCTGATGTTGAATAAATTATTTCTTCTACATCTGGTCCGTAAAAGATTCCTTTATGAAATTTGCCAACATTTATTTCACTTGTAAAATTAAATATCTTCCCAATATAAGGTGAGCGAGTATCAGCTATTTGCATATATCGTTCTATAGTGTAAGTAATAGAAGGAGTTGATAGATTTAATAGCTTGCACAATACATGATTACTTTTAACAGAAAAGACTCTATTATTATAGTAGTTAATAATCGAGTTTACTTCATTTTGATAAGTATCGCGTATTTGATTATATTCGGAAGGTATTGATATAGCTGAATTATCTGTGTCTATAGTACTGAATATTGAATACATAATTTCTTTACGTTAGGTTTATTAAGAAATTCGTAGGTGTAACTTTGGATGTAACAGTCATACTATTTACCTAACATTTATTAGATAATTATTGACAGTATTTTTAATTTATAAAATCTGTGAAAAAAATAATTATTATGTATATATGATGGGAAAGAACTTCTCTAATCCTTACTTGACTTATTGTCAGGTAAGTAAGTTAGGAGGATACTTTATTTCATCTACTGAAATAAAATAAAAAAACCGTTTCTACCAACAATTAACCACATATACTTTATGTGATGTACCTTCCAGTGGGCTACTGGTGTTTTAGCTAAACAACTAGTGTAATTTTTTATTGTAATTTTTAGGAGTGGTAAAATGGCTATTGTAAATAAAGGAAGTCAGAATTACAACCAAGCTCAGGCCAACCAAGGTCAAGCTAATCAAACGGTGAATCAACAAAGGCCGCAACAAGCCAGTACATGGTCATTTCACAACACCGGCCTGATGGCTGCACCTATCCCAAAGGGGCTAGGCTCGGAGGTGTATAACAAATTGAAAACTTCATTGTTAGAAGTTTATAAACAAGCCAATGATGGCGTAGAAATTGCGCTTATCGACATGGATACGACTGTTGAGCCGTCACTGGCATTCAGCTGTATTATAGTGGCTCTACGTCAGAAAGCCGCCCCTGATGTTGGGGTAGCTTATCACATTATCTTAATTGAGGCTACTGGAGAGAAAGTTACACCGGTAATTGATAATATAGCCAACCAGCAGGTAGAAGTTATGAGAGTAACTTCAGATGCTTTGGATAACGATCTAATTCGTAAAGCAACGGACAGAGTTAGAAAAGCATTCCCAGTTGGGCCATGGTTTACAGTGGACGGCACTGTTGTACCATCGTCATTTAACCCTGACGATAAATACGCAGTTCACCGTCTAGCATTGAACGCTGGATTAGCGTGTGGGACTGAATTAGAAGCACGCACTCCGGGCTTCCATGATGTAAATTTGGCTATGGCGGCTCATGATAGCACTATGTCTATTAACGTTGGTTTTAATAGACAACAGATCCAAGATGCTGTTGGGGCACCAATGCGTAGCGATATATTGCTACAATTTGAATCGAAAAAAAATAATGCTGGACAAGGAAAGTATACCTCATTGAACGCAGGAGACAAAGATGTAAAAGTCGCTGAAGCTTCTGCTTTCGTTGATTTACTTTGGAATCCAATATCGCCTATGAATGGTTTTAACCCATACGCGCCACAGCAATACGCGCCCACACAGAAGTATGTGGCACGGCTTGTGATCACCAATTTGGAGTCTAATTTTAGTTATACTATTGGATCAGTATTGCTGGCATTAGCGACTTCATTATCGTTAAATGATAACTCCAATTGGATTCAAACATTCAGGCCTACAATCGGTCAGGGTGGTGAGATTGACATTAACGATATTGGTGCTTTAAATATTGAAGCCAATATAGCCAATGAACCAACAGGTGTCGGTACTCGTATCGACACCAAGGCCGACAGTTTTAAACTTGAGGACCTAGGGCAATTAGTTTCAGCGCTGATTCAGGCAAGGTTAATAGTTAGTCTTGATTGTCCTGAGTATGGACCGCAGACATGGTACACATCGATTTTTGCGTCGGCTGCAAATGGTTCACAATCTGCATATAGTTCTATTTATGCAGCAGCTGACCAGTTAACGAATGGCGTATTTAGTCGTCATTTTAGCATGGGTTCTCCTATGTTTGCTGATCCAGGTAATCGGATTCACCTCGGAACCTGGACAGATCGTTCAGGTATTAAACGTGATATCCGTGACATTGACTACCTGGCTGTTTGTAATATAGTTGGTGAACGAAATCCTGTGGCAATTCGTGAATGGTCAGATACATTTCTACGGGCTCAATACCCGCAGGCATTGCGGTTAGCAGTTCGTAAGAAAATGATAGTTGCGTTAACAAACGAAACAGCTAACTTCACTGGATTCGCTGAACGAGTAACCTTTAGTTCTACTTTCATGGAAGCACTTTCACAAGGTATCCGAGATTCTGGACTACCTATTAGGGTTAACACTCCGCTATCTGGTAGCGATATTAGCAACATGCGAGGTGTTGCATCATTTGCTAGTGCCGCATTATTAACGCCATCGCAGTCTTTCCAAAATGGTGGTGTCTATGGTTATCAGCAGAACTTTGCTGGAAATCATAGCGGTCAGTCATTCCGCTGGTAAATTTAATAATATCACACCAACTGCAAAGTTGGTGTGATATATTTTTTTATTAATAAAAAGGAAATTAAAATGACGGTAAGTATTTCAGAAGAAGCACTAATGATAAAGGTATTTGTAGAAGAGCGTGATGCGATCTCTAAAAAAATACAAGATCTTAATGCTTTTTCTTTAAGTCTTTATAGAGAGTTTATAGAAAAACTTTCAAGAATTAGTTCAGAGCAAATAAGCCTAGCTTCTAAGACAGAAATTCTTGATGAGTCTATCAAGAATCTATTAGAAAAGCATATTTATAATGATCCTACTTCTTATAAAGGTAGTGGTACTCGTCGCCCTAAGCGCCCTCAACCTCAACAGCCTCAATACCCGCAATATCCTCAATACCCTCAACAAATTCCTATGCCGGCTTATTTCCAACCGGTACAGTATCCTCAACAGCCTCAACCACAATATCATCAACAACCGCAACCACAGTATCCTCAACAGATGGCTCCGCAATATCCGCCACAGTACACACAGTCCATGAACCACAAGCAGCAGTATCAAGAGCAACAACGGCAAACAAACTTTAATCCGTTTTTGTTTGAAGAAAGTATGTCGACTGAATTACGATCACCACCTCCGCCTCCACCTTCAGAGACAAGTGAAGGTGTAGATCCTCCGCCGAAAGCTCCGTGATTTTAAGACTTTAGTAGAAAAAACATTCAAGTTATCGAATGTTTTTTTTTTCTAATACTTTACAGCAATATATACTTTATATGATATTAATCACCATTTTTCTTTAAAGCTCTAGGAGGGCAATGTGAAAGAATTACTTATCATAAGAGGTATACCAGGTTCTGGTAAATCGACACTAGCTAATAATTACGCGCTAGAGAAAGGGTACGTGCATGTTGAAGCTGATATGTATTTTTTAACAGCTGATTCCAACTATGCATTTGACTCTAATAAAGTCCGTGATGCTCACGCCTGGTGTAAAAAGTTTGCTAGTATTATTATGTCACAGAATCACGATATAGTAATTAGCAATACGTTCACTAGAAAGTGGGAATATGAGGACTATTTAATTTTGGCTAAAAAGTACGGTTATAATGTTACCATAATAGTGGCTAATGGTGTTTATAAAAACGTACATGATGTGTCAAATGAAATAGTACAACGAATGATTGATCGTTTCGAGGAGTAATTATGCCAGTCTTTCAGAAGTTAATTAATTTTAATGAGTTATTTCATTCGCTATCGGAACCGCCTATAGTGATAAATGATTTAAGTAATAATTCTGAAGAAGATAAAGAGAAAATAAAAGAATTAATAACAACAAGGTATACTGGTGACATGATAGCGTTACTGCCATCGTGTCGTTGTGGTGTTACTAAAGGGGAGTTTTCTGTTGGAGTTAAATGTGAATATTGTAACTCCATAGTGAAGTCTACAGTGGAAACTAACATTGAACCAACTATTTGGTTTAGAAAGCCAGTAGGCGTATCTAAACTCATAAGTCCAATTATTTGGCTTATGCTTAAAACTAGATTTACAAAAACTGGTTTTAATGTTATACATTGGTTAACTGATACTTCATATCGAACTACAACTAAACAACCAGTTGTTGTTAACAAGATAATAGAATCAGGTATGCAAAGAGGTTACAATAACTTTGTAGAAAACTTTGATACTATAATGGAGTATTTGTTTTCTTTAAAAGCATTTTCTTTGAAAACTGGTAAGATAGATTATTTAAGATCTTTGATAGAGAATAATAGAGATCATATTTTCTCAGACTACATACCTTTACCAAATAAGTCTTTATTAATAGTTGAAAAGACTAACGTTGGTATATATGTAGATCCAATTATCTTGGATGCTGTTGATGCTATTGAGATGCTAGTATCAATAGATAGAAATTTCCACGATCAAAGTTTACGAGTAAAAGAAAATAGAACAGCTAAGGCTATTTATAAACTTGCTGAGTTCTATGAAAATTATTATAAAACAAATTTATCTCCTAAACCAGGTCAATTTAGGAAGCATATATTTGGAACTCGTACTAACTTTTCATTTAGAGCGGTTATTTCTTCTATAACTGATGAACATAACCATGATGAAATATATGTTCCTTGGGGAATAGGAATATCAGCATTTAGGCCTCATCTTCTTAATAAACTTTTGAAATTAGGTATGGATATAAATTCAGCGATTGGTCTATTATTAGGGCATGTTGAAAAGTATCATCCATTATTAGATACATTGTTAAAGGAGCTTATATCAGAAAGTTCTTCTAATGGTTTATTTTGTATACTACAAAGAAACCCAAGTTTGTTACAAGGATCTGCACAAAGAGTTAAAATAACTCGTTTTAAAACTGATCCAAAGGACCATACGATTTCTATCAGTATTTTAATCGTAAAAGCTCCTAATGCCGATTTCGATGGAGATGCTGTAAATGTTTCAATTGGATTAGATAATTTTATGGATGCTAAATGGGCTGGTCTAGCACCTAAATTCAATATATTGCAATTAGGAGATATACATGGTGTAACTAATAATATAGCAATACCTAAACCAGTTATTATTAGTATGGGTAATTGGTTATCAGCTACATAATTTTTTAAAGTTAAAGGAACTACAATCATGGAAAATACCTCAGCTACAGATGCTAACAAGCCTGGCGCAAGCTTGGCTGATATTTTGTCTGTTATTAATCAAAATGGTGTTAGTATGGAATCACAAGAGTCAAATCAAACACCAGAAGAGGAAACAGAATATTTAGTTGATAAACTCATTAAGGTTTTTGAAAATGAACAACAACCTTCAGAAACAAAGGAACTTAATTTTACTTCAGATACAATGGAACTTAACTTTGCTCGTGTTAATGAGCTACCTGGTCATATTTTAGATGAGCGAGTTATTATTGATGCTACTTTAGATATGAGTAGTTTTTCTCTAGATGAAAATGGTGTATTAAATGTAGAGAACATGGAGCTACGAGACGTTAAAACGGAATAATTATTAAGGAGAGTAGGTATGAGTTCAATCAATGTAATAAATGCTGAATCTCCTAGTAGTTTCGACTATTTAGTATTTCCAGAACAAAATGTGATGAATCAAAATTACATTTTAGCGCAATTAAGTAACTTTAACTCTACATTAAATGATGTAGGAAGAAGTTTCATAGAGGCGTCTAGAAATATTTATAATAAAGTCAACGATTCTAATGCTATTAGATTAGCTAGAAATGCGGTTCGTATGGCAAAGGGTTTATTTCATCCTAATGACATAGTTCCGTTAGAATCTTTAGACGAATTGAGAACGGCACAGCCGATGATGCAGCGATATATGATGGCTAATCCATATATTCGTGAACAGTATCAAAAACAAAAATGTGATGGTTATTCAGATACATACTATGATGTTGAACCAGGTATGGTGAAAGATGATCATTACGATTATAGAAGAGTAATGAATGGGGTTATTCAAGTTATAGATGATCCAGACAGTCCGTTAGACTGGGTATCTAAAACTTATATAGAAGAACTTCATGAGGGAGATAGAGATCTTTTAGTTGATGAGCAGTTTACTATACTTAGTAATTGGGAATTAGCTAAATTATTTATGGAAGCTGATTCAGACCCTACCTCCATTTATCAATGATAGATAGAACTCTCATTGCCGTCACAGCAGTGAGAGTTCTTTTTTTTTGTTCGATATCATATGATTTAATGACATTAAAAGGAAATCAAAATGATACACAGTATGATAGCACAAAATAGTGGACATCGTGATCCACAAACAGCGTTTTTATTAAATAATAAATTTGATAATCGTGGCAACGCAGATAATCCTACAAAATTAGTTGATCATTGGACACTGCACGATGGAGCACACTGCTATGCTCCCAATCCTGGTTGGTACACATATCCAGAAGGTGGTTGGTATATTGTATTGTGGAATAGTGATTCATTTTCACAAACGTTCGAGGTATATGATGATTGCGTGGCTTATCTATCTGCTACTCTTAATTTAGTTTATAGTCCTAATAGAAGTTTATTAGTCTATATAGACGGTGTACATATCGGTACTTTAGTTGGACAACCTAATGCTAAAACCGTTCAAACACTAAATAATATATCACTTACAGCCGGTACTCACACTGTTTTATTACAAAGATACAGCTACGGCTATGGTCAATATGGGTTAATGGTAGATGATGTTTACATGTTTAAACAATAAAGGAATTTAAATGACTGATACTAATATGTCCATACATAAGGTAACTGAATTACCAGCTACTTTAGAAAAGAATGCATTATATTTATTAAAAGATAATAATGAAAATGCTAATTTAATAGTAATAGATAAAGATGCTAATAAGCAATACAGTGCATCTAGTCCTATAATTACTCTAAATGATACTAGAGTAGCATTTGAAATAAGACGAGCAACATTACCAGCATTAAGTAGACCAGTTAGTAATTTTTTTGAAATACCATATAACGCAGATACAAGATTTACTATTACCGATTATTCTTCATCTATAGATTATACAATAACCGCTAGTAATGGTACAATTAATATTGAAAATAATGAGATAATATATAATCCAGGTGAAATAATAGGGGAAGTCGATTTTTTAATAAATGATCGTAAAGTAATATTATCGGTACAAGAACCAGTTATATTTAAACCAACTCTAGTATCTGGTCCTATTGAAAATAGTTTAGTAGATGGTCCTGTAACTATTACTTTAAGTGAATTTTCATCAGAAAAAGATAACTATTATACACATAGTAAAACTATTTGGAATATAAGTTATTTAGATAATAATATTCTAATAAATGATTTTAGAACAATTGACTCTGGTGATTTAACCACTATAACTTTATCAGATTTATTATTTAATACTAAGTATATTATATCAGCTGTTTACTACAGCGATACTGATAATCATAGTGATTTAACAAATGAACTTGTAAGCTTTAAAACTGTCATGGAACCAACAGTTATTGGTCCTGTTTTTTCATGGAAAACAGTAATGGGAACAACATATTGGTCACCTGGAGACGCTGCTTATGTTAACAATACATATATTGGATTTAGTAGCATAGGCGACGCCATAGTTCCTAAACAAGCATTGTTAGATTTAAATGCTATAGAGATAAGAATTAGTTATACTGTAGTAGACGGTCAGTCTAGTCCAAGTATAGGTTGGGATTATTTTCCACCAAGAGATGTCGGTACATGGATTGACACTATGATAATAGCTGGTCCTCAAATAGAATACATTATGTTAGATTCTGCTGACAGTGGTTTATATGATGCTATTATAACTAATATAGAAATTTATTCTCAAGATAGTTAATATATTAAGGAAACTAATATGATGTCGACAGATACATTTAAATGCCCTACTTTATCAGAAGATGGTTGGGTATCTAGTCCAATGAAAATATGTGATTATTTACTTAGTTGGTTTTTTTTATCAGATTATTCTCAAAGTTATATCTATCATAAATCTATAAGTTCATTACCATGGATATTATTAGAGACACAAAAAGATATAAATCAAACAGTTACTTTAACTCAACAAACTTTATATTTATATTTCAGTAGATATTTCGATAAAGTATTAGTAGAAGTATCTGAAGTACCTAATATAGAGGAACCCAGTAAAGGTCAAATAAGTATATATATTAAATTTACAGATAAAAATGGTAAAGAACACGTAGTTGGTAAAATGTTACATATAGTTGACACAACTATAGAAAAAATAATCTCTATAATTAACAGTTAAATTATATATGAAAAAGGAAATACAAGATGACCGATACTAATATGTCCATACATAAGGTAACTGAATTACCAGCTACCTTAGAAAAGAATGCATTATATTTATTAAAACCAAATAATGATACTAGTGGTAATCTTTCATGTGACGATCTATATGCTAATGAAATACCATATTTTAATATAAACATTACAGATTTAAATGGTACTGATACATATTTGCATTATAATACTGATGCTATCATGTCAACTATTAATAGTGAACTCGAAACTTATAGAGAAAGATATCCTACTATATCTGGACCAACCAGTGTAGTAAGTCGGTCATTTGGTATTTACACTATAACTAATTTTGATATAGATACTACTTATAATGTTACGTCAGATTTAGGAACTATAGAATTTTTAAATTTATTTACTTTTAAATATTTTCCTGATCCAAGTATAGAATCAGGTTTGGGTAATATAATAATTAATAATCGTACTATAGATATTACTATAACTGAACGTAGTATGAATCCAAATCCACCTATCATATTAACGCCAACTAATAATGCAATTGAAGTTATTATAGATCACACTGTAATAATAAGTGCCTTTAGTAGTGAATTAGTTACAGCTACACATGCTAAGACTATTTGGGAAATAGCAACTAGTTCAGACTTTAGTACGAGTAGCATAGTTGGTACTGTTAGTTCAGATGACAGTGGTAATCTATTACAATGTCAAATGTTTAATATTAGAAAAACAGATGAAGATAACAATATAGTAATTACAGATAGTCTATCGCCAGAAACAAATTATCATATTAGATGTAGATGGTTTGATGATGGCAATAGAGTAAGTGATTGGAGTAATATAATTAGTTTTACTACTAAAAGCTTATCCGTACCAACTACAGAAACAGGTATATTAATAGCCAGTAATAGATATATGTACGATAACTATGGCTGGGATGTTGAAATGACAGGAAACGGAAGTAGGGTTTTTGTTTCAGCCTATAATAAAAGTTATGAATCTTTAAACTTATGGGAAATAGGTACTGTATACGTTTATAGACGTGAGCCCACAGGTTGGACAGAAGAAGCTATAATATACCCAGATACATTAGTTGACGGTGAAATGTTCGGACATAGTCTTTCTATTGATAACACCGGAACTAGATTCATTAGCTTTCATTTTAGCAGTCAATATGGTACTCCAGGTAATATTTATGTATATAAACGCACTGGTACTATATGGGAAATGGAGACAAGAATTCCAGCAGATGGTTGGGGTAACTCACCTCCGGCAGTGGCTATGGATAGCGATGGGAAAACTATAGTATTTACTGTATATGATAGTGATGTTGAATTGCCTTATAGTACATTATTGATTTATAAACGAACTGATACAACATGGAGTTTGGATTATAGTGAAACTGATAATGTAAATTTTATAAAGACGTTTATTAGTGGTGATGGTTTAACTGTTATAGCTACACACTCTCTTAATAATCAATACGATCAAGATATGACATTGTATAAATATAAAAATGGATCTTGGATTAAAGAGTTTACTTTGCTATACGATACAAATGGAGTAACAATTAATTTTACTAGTATAGCTATAAATGAAACAGGTACTTGTTTTTTAATAGGCGATGACGATAATGAACAAGTTTATATTTATGCATATAATGGTACATCGTGGAATTTAGAAAGTACTATTGACTCAGTTGAACCTGAATTAGGAAATTATTTTGGATATTCAGTAGCTATGAATAAGAATGGTACTGTATTAGGTGTTGGAGATATAACTAACGGTGGGTCAGGAAATGGTGCTGTATTTATTTTTAGTAGAGATGGTGCTGATATAACATACAAACATAAATTAAAAGCTAGCAATCTTGAAGGACGTGATTATTTTGGAAATTCATTATCGTTCGATGATTCAGGTAGCAAGGTTATTATTGCTGCTTACTATAAAGATGTTTATCCAGATCCTAACGCATGGTCTGGTGGTTCAGTTTACATTTTTGAATAAAGGAAAATAATAATGACCGAACTAATTACTCTACATAAAGTAACAGAATTACCTAACACATTATCATCACATGAATTATATCTTGTTAAAAATAATACTTCTGACTCAGTGGAATTGTTTGCAGTTGATTCTAATAATAATCCTTTACCAGTCTATGACAAACTTTTAACTATAGATTTATCAGACGAAGTATTATCTAAATATAGTATAATAGAAGGCCCTAATACAACAACACCAACTGAGCCAGTTGATCTTTATATTTTAAATTATGATTCATTTACTGATTATAATATAACTGGCATTAACGGATATTGTGAAAGAGAAGAAGATAAAATCACATATTACCCAGATGGTACATTGGGCAATGGTGGATTTATTATAAATTGTCAACTTGTAAGTGTCGTGGTTACGCTTCCCATTACTGATGATCCTACGGGGTCATCATACCCACCTGATGCGCCAACAATACTTGTGCCAGTCACCGGTGATCCCGAAATAGACAGAAAGTTCACTATTATTAATACTAGATTTACTAGTAGAAATAGTTTAGCAACTCAAGATAGCGCCGTATGGGAAATTTCTACTTCGCCTAATTTCAATATTGATGATAGAGTAGGGTTTTTCGATTTATATGGTGCACAGTTTGAGTGTGTGGTAGATTGGTTGTCTCTGGACAAACAGTATTTGAAAGAGTTAGTATCGACTAAAATATATTTTATTAGATCTCTATATCGTGATAATAATCGCTTAGAAAGTCCATGGAGTAATATTGTTTCTTTTACTGTTATCCCACTCATTACTGGTTTTGAAGAAACTGCAGTAGTTCGTGCTTATAGTGACGTTCTCGCATTATCTGGTGATGGAAAATGTATAGTTAGCAAAATCTCATGGGGGAACGGCGGGTTTAGATTGATAATACATAGACACGTATCTAATTCTTGGGAAAGAGAAGGGTATATAATATCGGACAGTAGTAGTATTGTTTTTGATTTAACTCATAAAGATGTGGCTATAAATTTCGATGGAACTAGAATATTTATAGTCACCAACCTAAGTATCTTTTTAGAATATACCAAAATATGTTTAGCATATGAACTAGATCAGAATAATAATACATGGTCAAAAAAAGCCGAAATAGTTGTCTATGATAGTGATCAATCTATCGGCTACCATTGTGCTGCAACAAATAGAGATGGTACAATACTTGCAATAGGTTGCCCCACTTACATAAATAACCCATCAGTTATCAATGGTTCATATTCAGATTGTTCAAACTTTGGAGCTGTCTTTGTTTATGATACTACTGTATTAACAAACATAACATTTATACAAAGAATAAAAGAGGAATCGTTTTTTATTTCGGAAGGAGAAAATACACTGCAATTTGGTGTGATTGCAGGGCAGCATTTTAGTAATAGTTTCGGTTATTCTGTATCTATAGCTAGCGACTCTAATACACTGGCAATAGCAGCGCCTCATTATGTGTTAGGTACTCATTTTCTAAATGTTGATCTTAAAAAGGCAGTTTATGTGTATAGTGGAGGCCTCGGTGGCTACACGCTTTCCGGCACATGCCGCTCTACCGCGGTACCTACACACTGGGGAGAGTTTGGTCTTGGAGATATTAAAATATCATCAGATGGATCTTTGTTAGTGATCCCAGCATCAATTACCTTAATTAAACATGAAATAGACCAATTTAATATGCCTGTGTTAATTGATTATCCTAACCACCAAGTGTTGCAAGTATTTGCACCAGACGGGGAGGATTGGAAGGTAATAGATAATATAATTGATGAGGATCCATCGCACCATCTTGTAGGACAGCTATATGCAACAAATGACGACTGCTCTGTTATTTATTCTTCTATAACGACAGATCTAGGGACATATAAATATTTTAATAAATATGTGAGGATTGGGTATTCATGGTCGCTGCATAGTAAAAATAAACCATACTATTTCGCACCTTCAGATCATTTCTCTGCAGCATTATTTATAAGTAATGATGGGAGTACATTAGTTTGCAGCGGTAATCTTGCTCAGCCACACTACTATAGAAATTTACTTATACTAGAACCTGACGCAAATGCACCGAGCACTGAGGAATATTTTGAAATAGAGGTGCCATTTATATCAGGCGCTGGTTCTGATATATCGGTGGTAATCACTGTAAAATCTAAAGTGCCGGGTAGTCTTATACCATATCAACTTAAGTGTGAAGTTTCAGCAGACGTTGCTTTCACCGATCCTACTGTAATCGTATTCCCAGCAAACCATTTGAATCAGTATGATGTGCCGAATTCTGAACACAATGGCCGTTATTATAGGGTCAGCTTTATCTTAGATGATGGCCAGGTAAGTCCGTACAGTAATATATTTGCACATGGATTAACGATACCTGAGATATTACTTTCTAGTAATATGGATATTAATAGATTATTGTATGTGGAAGCGACTGCTATACAGAACATCGCAACATTAAGTAAATCAGAGTGGGAACTATCTACCTCTTCAGATTTCACTACCGGTGTAACTATTATTACAGAAACTGATGTAGCTATATATAAGCGTTTGTATCCTGATAAGTTGTCTGTCACTAAAACTATAATTACTGGATTATTAGCCAATACTGTTTATTATTTACGAGTTAGATATGTATATGAAGATATTTTTAATGGTGAATATAGCCCTTCAGTTCAATTTACTACTAATGAAGTATATTTACCATACACTGAGACTGTTAAACTTATCCCAACTGTAAGCACTGGGACTGGGTATGGTCAGAGTGTAACTGTATCGGGTGATGGCCTGCTAATAGCTGTAGGCACCACAGAGTCACTGATTATAGTAGTAACTCCAGATATGCCATTAACAGAGTCTGCTGTTAGGACTGAGAGAAAATATGGCGATGGTCGCCCTAGTGAACTTGTTGATGTTATAGAGAAATGCGGTAAGGTTTTTATATATAAATTTAATGGCATAAGTTGGATACTAGAACAAAAAATAACAGCATCACCACCATTGGCTAATACAAATTTTAGTAAAACTTTATTTTTCAATTATGATGGTTCTTATCTATTAGTTACTGACATTAATGATAAAATCTTTGTATATAAACGGGATCCTTCCGATAGTATGAATTGGATTTTGGTACAAACAATAATAACTTCGGCAGACTATGGCGTACCATTTTTTAGTGCTAGTAAGAAAGCATTAAGCACAGATGGCAATTATTTGGCCATTCTTGGCAACTGTATGCACGACCCATATATTGGCCAGTTATCATTGTTTTATAATGTATTATTAATATACGCTTTTGATGGGACAAGTTGGAATTTAGTTTATGATGTTGAAATACCATATAGTGGCGGAGGTTCTTTTGAGATTTCAGTTGCTATAGATGCATTAGGCCAACGAGTAGCAGTGGGTAATGCATATGCATCCACTACTGAGTTTCACAATGAAGGAGCTGCATACATTTATAGGCGCGATGGGTCAACCTGGGCATATGAAACTATAATAGTGTCTGGTGATAGAAAGAATAATGGCTACTTCGGCAAAGATTTAAAATTTAATGCTAGTGGAGAACAATTAGTCATAGGTTCATCTACTACAGGCAATGTAATTACCGCTGGGGGAGTATATGTATTTATTTTTGATGGTGAAACATGGTTACAAGAAGCTAAATTAGATGCAGGTGCCGATATTACTGACGGCACTTTTGGATCTTCTATACTTGTGGATGCTGCAGGAACTTGTATTATTGTTCTAAAATATCCGTCAGTGAATTCAGTTAACGGGGCGTCGTACTTCGTGTTCTTTAAAGTTAATGGCGCATGGGTAAAACAACCTACGCTTTATACCACTGATAAATTTTTACCATACCACCCTAGTACATTGATAGGAGCTTTGACACCTAATAGTAGATATCTTGTAGTTGGAGGACCTGGTGCCATGATGGGCGGCTATCAAAATGGCGGTGCAGTTTATATATTTGATAGATATTATACATAATCTATTTATCTAGCAATGAGTGTAATATTCTTGACCATCGTGAAGTAATACGTGTTTTTAATTAAATAGTTTCATTTGTAGAAATAAAATACCGCCAGCTACCGATAGCTGGCGGTATTTTACCTGTAATTAAATATTATGTCTACTAATATAATGAGTGCTGCATTAACCTAACTTTAAAGAGACAATCATGAATAATCCCCGTGAAAAAGATATGCAAGAAACTACTAATTTCTTTTATGAAGAATTAGTTACTAAGAAATATAACGCCACTATCCCTGAACCTATATTTAAAAATTCATTTTTACCATTTTTTTCTGGCCAAGATACTACTGATAATACTGTATTAAGTACATGGGTAGGTATAGCTGGAACAGCAATGAACGAAGTAGATGTAATTGATGATATTACAGGTAATGTTTTATTTACTGTCCCACCTATTTTAGATACAGGTATTATTAAGATAGATCCTATTAATAATAATTCATCAAGTTCTTTAAGTGAGATTATTAGTGACTATGAAATACGTTCTTCTGCTATGGCTATAGTAGGTGAAAGATTTTTAGCCGATGCATTAGATAGTAAATTTAATGTAAGTGTAGAACCTAAAATTAATACTCATAATGCAGACAGATGGAAGTCTATCATGGAATATTACGGAATACAAAACACTGTAACAAAGACCACTAATGTAGTTACTAATAGTGAAGATAATGATGATGTTGTCTATTAAAAACAAAATAGTATTTTTTTTTAAAAAATTTAAAAGTACTCCTGTAGAACAAAATAGTTCATGTGAATTATCAAATGATCCTGTAATTGGAAAATGTAAGTTTTCAAATAGTAAAGTATGTAATGATGTAGATTGTCCTTTATTAGCTGATTATTTACAAAGTAAATATTTATCTAGATAGGTTATTATTATGATTACTAAAGACTTAAAATACTTAGTACTATCAGACATACATTTTGGCCATAGAAAAGTTAAGACATCTGAAATTATTTCTAATCTTACAAAATATTTTGATGATTTTAGTATAAATAGTCAATTTAGTAATTTAGATATTATTTTTATTGCTGGTGATTTATTTGATAGTCTATTAGATTTTGCCAGTATTGATGTACACGAGATAATAATTTGGTTATCTAGGTTATTTAATTTTTGTAATAGATTTGATATAGTGCTACGTATACTGGAAGGCACTCCAAGCCATGATTGGGGTCAGTCTAAAATAGCAGATACTATACTTAAAACAGGTACTATACCAATTTATTTTAGATATATAGATACACTTTCTATAGAGTTTCTTGAAGATTTACAATTACATATACTTTATTTGCCAGATGAATGGACAGCAGATGCTGTTACAACTTTTAAACAAGTTAAACAGCTCTTAAAAGATAACAATCTTGAGCAAGTGGATATAACTATTATGCATGGCGGTTTTAAGTATCAAATGCCTTATTCGCCTAATAGCACTCAAACTCATAATGAGGATGATTATTTATCTATTACTAAATACTTTATTAATGTAGGCCACATACATTCATTTAGTACCTACGATAGAATACTTGCTCAAGGATCTTTTACTAGATTAGCACATGGTGAAGAAGAAGCTAAAGGTGGAATTGTTTGTTATTTATCTAAATCTGGAGAAAGTAGTTTTAATTTTATAGAAAATAAAGAAGCCAGAATCTTTAAAACTATAGAATTAAAATCTTTAGATATTGATAGATCATTAGAAACCATCGTTAAAGTTTTATCTAAGTTACCAGATAATTCTTATATCAGAATCAAAGCTAAAATGGAACATCCAATATTCATAGGGTTCGAAGAACTTAAAATAAAATTTCCAATGTTTTATTTTAGTAAAGTAAACTTCGATGAGCCTATAGTTAAAGATGTATCAGTTAATTTTGAAAACGACTATACACCTATAACTATAACTAAGACAAACATAGTTCCATTATTGATAGATGAGATAAATAAAAAGCATATGCTAGATAGTGCTAAATTAATTATCTTGTCTAATGTCCTGGAAGGAACAATTTAATGTCAGAGTTATCGGATAGAAAGACAACATCATTTTTTCTAAGTATAGGAACAGGTATAGCACTAGAAGCATTGTTTACACCTAGAACAGATGTTTACGATCCATCGAGAGACATGCCTACTAGAGTAGATATTATAAACTACTCTAGTATTTATATTAACCTGATGACTTTATTTAGAAATATAACTACATCTATTTCTAAAGAAGATTTTTTAGCAGCTTCTCCTGATGAGTTAAAAGACACCATGGAGTTTGAAATAGATATTATTAATAGTCTTTTTGCCACAGAAGGAAGTGGCACATGTAAACCTATCTATTATTATTGTCTATATAATCGTTTAGTTAACACTGCTAAAAAAGGTATAACTTTTAGACAAGATAAAACTGATTTTCAAAAGTTTTATACATATAAACTTATTCAGACTTTAAAACTTCTGTATAAGGATACAGATGAACACCTTTTACTAGATTCAGAAATAAAGCCTAAGTTTAAAAATGAAAAAAGTATAATTATAACTCACATACCTTATGATCTGATTAGCTATAGTAATTTTGCTACTCTTGATCTGTTAGAAAGCAATACAGGTAAACTAAAGAAGAGACATCTTTGGTATACTAAATACTCGCCATTGGGTGATTTAGATTTTTCTAATATTCCGTTTATAAAACGGTTACTATTAGTTTTCGGTGATAAAATTTTGATACATCCAATGCCTGTATCTTTAAGACGTTCTATTGTAGATATAGCTAAGCTTAGAGATTGGACAGCAATGACGACGGACGCTAAAGTATTGCTAGACTTAAAACTTAGTATGAAAGATACTTTTTCTTTGAATTTCTTAACATCACTTTAAAGGATTTTAAAATGAACGATATTAGTAAACCACAAGCAGCAGTAAAGATTAATGAGTTAGAAAAGTTTGCTATGTTTATGAACGCACCAGGTGCTGAAGGTAAACGTAGTAAATTATCATGGTATATAAGAGAAGGTTCTCCACGTATTACGGTTTACACTAATATTCCAAGTGATACCATTAATCGTGGAGCTATTTCTGCCGCTATGAATCCAGAAACAGCACTTATCTTTTTAGATCTTTTTGAAAAAGGTATTTTGGATAATAATGCATTTAAATATAAACTCGAATGTTTCACTACGCCATGGAGTGACACTGGAGAAAGGTTAGATAAGAAAGTAACATCAGAACTGTGGTTTGGTAAAGACAACACTGGAATGGTTTGGATTAGTATTCTTTCAGATAATCGTCCAAAGATTAAGTTTGAATTTAAAATCAGTGACTGGCATAGAATCTTCCATGCTGACGGTACTCAATTTACTGAAGTAGAAGGTTCTGTTTTACAAGCTATGGCCGTAATTAAAGCTATGAGAAATATTATCACATCTCACGCTAGTATTTTTAGACAACCTCCACAACCTCAAACAGCTAAACCGTCCGCTGATAGTTTTGTTAGTTCACCTGCACCAAAAGGATCAGAATTTGATGATGTTTTTTAATTAACACTATATAAACAATAATGACAGCCCTTACGTTAAGTCGTAAGGGCTGTCTATTCGTTTATAGTTATATATACTTTATTTGATAGTGTTAACTTCTTGAGGAAACAACATGAAAGCAAGTGCTAATATAATATTAGTAAGTGGTAGTCCTGAAGTAATTATTGAGCACAACGGTGAAAAGTTACATTTTCCTGTATCAGTTTTTGGAAAAGAAAATTTTCAAAAACAATACGATGTGTTTGAGTATATAAATCTTTACTGGGAAAGTTTAACTTCACAGCATAAAGATCGTATATTTACTATCTATAAAGAAATACAGGAAGGGTTTGATAATGTTTGGAATAAAAATGAGTTATTTGAATATCTAACTGTTAAGTCAGCTGAGCTTGTAAGTCTTCATAATCTTGATTCTATACAAGATTGGGTTTCCTTTAAGTCGGATATTCGTATACCTACAGGGATAGATATAGACTACACACATTCTATTGATAATAATAGAACTCGTGAAAAGACATATACTAAATATGACTATAGCAAATTAGTAGCGCTTTCACTTTCGCTTAGATGCATGGTTCCGGTTTGGGGTGAATATATTTCATTAACAAGGCAAGATACTGGATCTTTATTTAAGGAGTTTTATGCATTCCAGTTATTAAACAAATCAGATATTTTATATTCTGTTCCTATGGAAAAACTACGTGTTTATATTGAACACAATGTTGGGGCAGATAACTATAATCCTAATAATACTTTAAATGGTATTTCTTCAGAGGATTTTAATTATTGGTTACTTTCATTAGTCTGTATTAGAAGATTGTGTATTGGAGATATTCGTGGATTAGATACTGAACCTCATCTTATTACTTTTCTATATAAGTTTATTATTCAGAAGATTCATAATACTGATAATAACTTTGAAAATATAGTTAAGCTTAAGAAGTTCGATAGTTCAGCCACTAATGATGGAGAAAAAATATCTTCTTTAGAACGATATAAAAATAAGACTAACATTAGTCTTGGTGAGATAGTAGAGCTAGAGTTTAGTATTTTAAACATGTATAATACCGCATGTAAAATCACATGTGGTTTAAACGAGGAGATGTTTAATAGAAGTCAGACAACTAGTTCTGTATTGTTAAATGAGCGTCTTTTAGATCCTCAAATGACTTTATTAAGATGGGTTTTTAAACGAGCTATCTCACCTAAAGGTTTAATGTATTTACCTAAACCACTTATAGTAAAAGCTATAGGAGCAGTAGAAGCTATACTTTGGTCTAGAGGGCATAAATACCTAGCATTGATAGCATCGTCATATTGTGTTATTTCAGATAGTGAATTAGTTATTTCGCCAGTTGATTCAAAGATGAGAGTACCAAAAGAACTTTCAGATGAACTGGATAAACTATATCCGTTTACAAGATTGGCAAATAATAAAAAGCTAGACAGTAAAGAAGTAAATCTAGCAGCTAAATCTATAGATATAGTTGCAGATAACCTAACAATGTTTAACTGGAGACCTACAGCACATGAATCAATGTTAGTGGAAGTTTTTGGCACGAGTAGTCGTAGAATTCCGATTAAACCCGATATAAAATCGGAATTGACTAAATTAGTTATAGAGCTAGGCAATAGGTCTTGGCTCTAGTATATCGTCACTATATTAAGGAATTGATTATGTCACAGTATCAAGAGTACGCACAACAAAATACAGCAATGCAAACTATTCAAATAGTTAAATTATTGCTTCAAGAAACAGGAACATATAATCCTATGTTTTCTAGACCTTATCAGACTTATATGGATGGTCAGACATTAGGTAATATTAGTGATAGAATTAACAGCTCAACTGCTGGCTCCATAACTGGGTCACTTTTATCTGGATTAGCAACTAATATGTTAACACCTAGTGCCACTCCACAAGGTACTATCCCTATACCTTATGGCTGGACTGAACGTCGTATTAGGTTTTTGATGGAGGTAAATGTTGTTACTCGAACTGGTAGTACTTTTATTTACTACTTCCAGGGATATACCAGCCATCTAGGTGTTGGACATAATGGTTCTATAGACCCAACTATGGAATTTATTATTAATTCCTACATTAGGGTAACTAGAGCTAATCAGTATACGCCATACGGTATACAGTCTAGAGATATAGTAACTGAATCAGCACATATAATCAATGGCAATATAGTGCAACAATCGGTAACTGTGGATATGTTTAGTATGCGCCCCCAAGACATCTTTACAGGTATTCAAAGTTCTTATTTAAATTCAGCTTATAATACACACTCCAATAACATGGTATTAAATGATACCAGAGTTAAATTTACTGGAGATACTATTCGTAGTAATCGTTCTAATAATCTAGCATCTAACTTTATTGCTAAAGTTGTTGACGATTATAGAACAGGTGTTAAGCTTGCTGAGTTTGGTCAGAATGATACCGACATCATGGCAAGATGTAGGGATCTTTCTTATGAGTCATCAGCTTTTGAAAATATTTTCATTAGAGCTATATCAACTATAAAAGGAGTAGGTACAAGTACTACATTTACATTTAATATTTTAGAAAGATTAGATCCTAATGTAGCTGCTGTTACTAACTACATTTCGCTAGGTGCTACAAAAATAAGCCAATTGCATCAAACTGGACAAACAGCTTACTGGGGAAGTTCAGATAGAGAAACTCTAGTAGCAACTATATTAAGTAATTCTATTCCAGCTATCATGATGGATTTGATGATAAGTAAGATTTATTTCAGATCAACAAATCACGATTATTCTGGTCAAATGAATACAGTTATAATTGACGCCAAGAGTTTAACTAATATAGACTTAACCAACAATTTTGAGTTGTTTAAACGGAGATTAGAGAAAGAAATTCTATATGACATTACTTATGGTAATCAAGATATTTACATGTTAGATATGAATGTAGATCTTTTTGGTGACACCACTATTAATATTTCTATAGGTAATAATCCTCCGATATTATATACAACCCCATCATTTTGCGATGGTCTGTTAACTCCAGTAGTGACAACTAATAAAGATAATTTCTTTAACGTTGTTCATGATTTTGAAGTATTAATGAATAACATTAGTGAGAGTACAGCTAATAGATCGGCTTCAAATTTTATTAATGATACCATATAGGAGTATCGAACATGAAGTTATTAGAAATCTATACATCTATCCTGAAGTTTTCTGGTTTAGATGCCGATGAACAAGGTTATATTAGTTCTAAACTTGATGATAAAAGAACACCTTTATTAATAAATGGTGCACGTTTAGTTTTACCAACTAAAAATAATCTTATAAACTTTAATCAAGATGAGAAAATCATATTTCATCCTTTAACTGAAAACATTTTAAGAGGAGAGTCTGATGTTATTAAGAAATTAAAGCATGTTATTAATATCAGACTGAATTTCACACTTGGGGTAATAGCGCAACAGTTGTTAGTTATGGTGTCTTCTCCAGAACACCATAGTAAGCTATCACCCGAGCAAGCCGAAATATTAACCATTATAAAAGATGCTGATGAAAAATCAGTTCATAATTTTATTAGTGCTATGGTATCCGGTATTAAAATTAAACCAGATAATCTTTTTGTTAATATTTATTTAAAGAGGGGTGGGACTCATCATGGTAAAAGATTTTCAAGAGTAGGTATAGTAAGTTTTCCTTTTTATGATTCTCTTAAAACTGAGAAACATGAGAAGATCCGTGTAAAGGATAAGGAAACTTATAAGCAATTATTCCAGTTTATATTCACGTCAATTGATGATCCTGAAGAATATAACTTTGGTTCTAATTCACAGGTAGCCCCTTATCTTTCAGCTTTGTTAAAAACAGCTGCTAATATAGCATCTAGATTAAATGATATAATTGTAATGTATAAAGATTATATTGATGAATCAGATAAGCTGACATTTGACTCTGATTGGTTAGAACATTTTGATGATTTAAATGCTCTACTACCAGAAATTAGAAGCATCCCTGTGCAGTATGGTAATGATGGCAACATTAACGACGATAATGATGTTTTAAAGCCTATAGCACAGGCTCCAGCAGCTATAGAACAGCCTTATCAGCCACAACCATATCAACCTCAGTATCAGCAACCTATACCTCAGCAACCGCAGTATATGCCTCAACAACGGCCTGAGTTAAAAGTTACTAAACGAGGTTTAGATTTTAAAAGTATTGTACAAACTACACCTACTGTGGCATATGTGCCAAACCAATTATTGCCTCAGTTAGTGCAGCAACAATATCCTCAGCAAATGCCTCAGTACCCGCAGCAGATGCCTCAGTACCCACAGCAGATGCCTCAGTACCCACAGCAGATGCCACAGTACCCACAGCAGATGCCGCAGCAGTATCCACAGCAAATGCCTCAGTATCCACAGCAAATGCCACAGCAATATTTGCAGCCGCCGTATCTTCCGCAGTACCCTCCGCAACAGCCACAGTATCAACAGCCACCATATCTGCCACCTAGATAATGTTGGATCATTAATTGAAACATAGTTCTAAATGTGCTCCTAGCCTTTACAGCTAGGAACACATTTAGTTACTTTTAGTAAGAAATATATTTTTTAATGTATTTATTGTATTGAAATCAGGTACTAATAAATATTCAACATCACCTTTAAAATCACTACTGCTATCATATCCATTAACACGCATAGTTATATAGTGATATTTTTTTTGTATTCCTATTACATCTAATAGACCATATAAATCACCTTCCCATTTATAACCTTGGAAACTAGTTATTTCAACAGATCTAAGTGTTTCACTACTTCTTAAATATGTAAGATGTGATTCTAACATAATTATAAAATTTAAATCATAGTACACATCTTCAATAACACCACTTAATTCATTTAATTGCATTTTATTACTCCAGGAAATATTTAAAAGAAAATACAAGCATATATACTTTATTTGTAGTAAGTTTTATTCCACTATTTTTTTAAAGGGTGTTACACATGAACAACACAGTTAACGAACTAACAGCAGAAATGTTAGGAGTTCAATCTCTAAATTTTGCTTCGATGCATAATAGTAGTTCTAGATCTAATATGTTTAGTAATCATTTTGCTCAACATTTAGTTATCAATGGATCAGATGAGAAAAGAATACAAACTGGAGTTGAACAAGAATTTGGTAAATATACATTTTCAGTTAAGATGCCTGAGAATGGTCTTATTATAAAGATCATTCATCGGTATCCAAAAGGAATAGATATAGATTCATTACCTTTTAATCCAGAAACTATAGTGATATACGAATCTGAGACAACTAAAGAGATTGACTATATTAGTATCCCGTATTTTGCTAGCTATCACCAGTTTTTTGGATTTAAATATGAGTTTAAAGACACTTTATCACAACTTAGACCTGGGGCATATATAGCTAAAGATACTGTATTTGCTGATAGTAGTAGTGTAGGTGAAAATACAAACTACAAATACGGTGCTAGTGTTAATATGGCGTTCATGTCTTTACCATCTGTCAGTGAAGATGGTGTTATGATTTGTAGAGATGTATTAGATAAGTTTAGTTTTAATATATTTGAAACTAGATCTATTGAATTTGGTGCAACTCATTTTCCATTAAACCTATATGGCAGTAAGTTTAATTATAAACCTTTTCCAGATATTGGTGACTATATTAGAGAAGATGGTTTATTAATGATTGTTAGGCCGTATGATAACGATCTTATGCCTGTAGAAATGAGTGTTTACGATACAATGGAGCCAGATTATATATTTGATAAAGGTACGTATGTTCGCGGAGGTAAAGGTAAAATAGTTGACATTAAAGTTATTGCTAACAATAGTGTCAATAGACAGTTACCTGCAAACATGACTGCACATATTGAACGTTATAATAGGGCATTTGTTAAATTTCATCAAGATATAGTGGATACAGAAGCTCAAATTCGTTATGAAAGAAAACGTAAATTTGGTGAAAGTAAACTAAAAATCAGTCCTAAGTTTCATAGATTATTAGTTGAAAGTTTAGCCATTACAAATTATAATGAAAAGAAGCTTAAGCAACCATTAAAACTTCTTTATAGGAAAAATACTATAGATGAATATAGAATTGAGTTTACTATTGAGTATAAAATTACTCCTGGTATAGGTTATAAATTAACAGATTGTTCTGGTGGTAAATAACAAGTTTTTAACTTTACTAAAATATTTTAAACCAAGGTTTTAGATGTGTCGATCTAAAACTATTTTATGAGAAGGAATAGCGATGAAATGAAACCGTTGCACATAACCATTGGACAAAAATTTAACATGCTTACAGTTCTTAAAGAACTACCTATTGCAAAAAATGGTAGAACTTTTAGTTGTCAATGTGACTGTGGTAATGTTAAAGAAGTTCTAATGAGTCATTTAATTAGATCCAAAATAAAAAGTTGTGGTTGCTATCGAGTAATGATTTCCACTAAACACGGAATGAATGGAAGTAGAGAATATAGTACTTGGGAAAATATGATTCAACGCTGCGGAAATCCAAAAGCTAGAAAATATTATCTCTACGGAGAACGCGGTATTACTGTTTGTAATGAATGGCTTAAATCTTTTCAAGCCTTTTATAATGACATGGGACCAAGACCACATAATACGTCCATTGATAGAATTGATAGTGATAAAGGATATTATAAAGAAAATTGTAAATGGAGCACTCCTAGAGAGCAATTTGCAAATACAAAATTATTTAAACAACAAGTTAATCATGACGATATAGTTAAACCAGTGCATGAATGGCTTAATGATTTATCTATAAATAATGATATTTTTAAATCACGAATTTTAAGAGGATTTGGACTTAAAGAGGCGTTATTTTGTGATATAGATATATTTGTTTTAAATGTTACTACTAAACAGCAGTCTTTATATAATTTATCTAAGTTTTTAAATGATACAAGATTTGAAAAAGAGAAAGTATTAGAACTCTTAGACTGCGATCATAAAGATCCATACCACGATTACTTATTAAGATATTTAAAAGGTTTTAATGGTTGGGAGTGATATCATGTTTCAAAATATTATATCGAACGACACTTTGGTATATTATTGTTTTATTAGTAAAGTTAAAATGCTCATGCCACCTATCTGTAGTAATACAGATACAAAAAATCTCTTTAATTGCTGGAAACCCCTTAGAGCTTTACTACCACTGCTAATCGAAAGATAAAGCCATGGTTTGAAAAATGTAAAGATTGGGCAATCAGCAGCGAAGCTCCTCTATGCGCGAGCAGTGGAGAACGTTCAACGACTATCCAGGAATGGAGTAGATCTCAAGTGAGGTCGAAATAGGAGACATCCTAACTTTTTAAGAAGGATGAAGATATAGTCTAGTCTGCATAGAAATTATGCAGCTGCAGGTTATGCTGCGGGTAGTGATTAACGATCACTACTGAAGGCCTTCGAAGGGCGTTATTTGTAAAATTGAAGAACCTGAGAATATGCCTATAGACGAAAACGGTAATAGAGCTGATGTTGTAATGGATGCACTATCTACTGTTGCTCGTATGAACATAGGTCGTCTTTATGAACAATATCTAGGTGCAGCTGCACGAGATGTTAGTGTAGGTATTAGAAACCTATTAAATGTTCATAATAAGATTACGATTGAAGCTTTAGAAAAATTTGACCATGGTTTAATAGATAAGGCATATGATTACCTACTACATTTTTATAATATTGTATCAGATAAACAATACTATTTCTTTAAGCACACTGTTACAGCTAAAGAACGTATTGAACATCTAGTTGATATTCTTAATGATGGCATATATCTTTATTGCCCTATAGATAATCAACGTAATTATGTTGATGTAGTTAAAGAACTTGAAAAGCATCATAAACCTACATTTGGGCCTGTCTCATATGTTGGTAGTTCTGGGCAACGCGTAGTTACCAAAGACAATGTTAGAATAGCGCCATTCTATCTAATGTTGTTAGATAAGACAGCCGAAGATTGGTCAGCTGTCTCAACAGGTAAACTACAGCACTTCGGTGTATTATCACCTATGACTAAATCAGAAAAATTCTCTAATCCATTTAGAAATTCTCCTGTTAGATGCATCGGTGAAACAGAAGGTCGTATTTTTGCAAGTTACTGTGGACGAGAAGCTATAGCTGAAATGATGGATCGCTCTAATAATCCAGCTACTCAGAGAAATATAGTTCATAATATATTGTCAGCTCCAGTTCCCTCAAACATAGATAAAGTAGTAGATAGGGAGTACATCAGTTTAGGTAATAGTAGACCTATCAACCTTATCCAACACGTATTTTCATGTGCTGGTTTTAAAGTAGTTTATGAACCTGAGGACAAAGAATCAAATGCATGAGATTATTATATCAGTTAGAGATATTTTAGCTAGTCAGACAAGTGAATTATTCTTTAAACTACCAGATCATTTTGGATTAAAGTTTGACGATAACTCTATTTTAAATGTCACAAAAAGAGAGACTATATATTCATCTTATTTTTGGGATATATTTAGAGCATATCCTAATATCGTCATTACTCCATTACACCATGTATCTACTATTTTGAAAGGTAAACCATTATCGTCATCAACTCACACTTCTTTATTAACTAATATAATCAAATCAGTTATTAATGAATACAATTTACATATACCAGAACAAAAAGAAGATCTTTTAGCTATGGTATATAATGTTACTAATAGGGCTTATAATGAACTCATTAAAGTAACAGAAGAATATGTATCGTCTATAGATATATTGGACTTTATTGAAATAGTGGATCACGAAGAAGTGAAAATCTTAAACAATAATACCCAAGCTAATTATGAGTCTATAGCAAATGCATATGAGTATATAAGAGAGATCATTAACAACAATACAGATCTTAGTAATAATAGAATAGTGAAATCTGTTAAATCAAATATGGTAAACGCTAATCAATTATTTCAGTGTATAGCATCGCGTGGATTTTTAACTGAGATAGATGGTTCTATTTTACCTACACCTGTATTAGGAAATTTTACTAAAGGATTAACTTCTTTATATAATTATGTAGCTGAATCTAGGTCTGCAGCAAAAGCTCTATACTTTTCTGAAGCTCCTTTACAAGAAGCCGAATATTTTGCTAGAAGACTTCAGTTGTTATCTATGGTCGTAGAACGTATTAGTTATACTGATTGCGGATCTACGGATTATGTTGATTGGAGAATAACTCCGCCTTTAAAAGATGATAAAGGAAATATTATCTACAAAGGTGATTTATTCTTTATGGGAGGTAAGAATTATGTTGATGAAACAACACCATTAGGTCAGTATAAACAAATAACAGGAGATGACCCTACACTTTATAATAAGGTCTTAAAATTAAGATCTCCTTTATTGTGTAAACATCCTAATCCACATGAAATTTGTGCGGTATGTTTTGGTGGATTAGCTGAGAATGTTTCTAAGTATGCTAATATTGGTCACTTATGTTCGGCCACTATGACGCAACAGACATCTCAGTCTGTGTTGTCAACTAAACATTTGGATGCTTCTAGTACTAGTTCATCTATAACACTAGATGATGTATCTAAGAAATTCTTTGTTATTAATAAGGCTAAGAATGCTTATATATTTAAAAAGGATTATAAAGGTCAAGATATAAAGATTATTGTTAATAGAGATGAAGCTATTGGTTTAACTGATATCCACAATACTAATTCTATTGATAATATTAATCCCACACGTATTAGTTCTATAACGTGTATTGATATAGTTCATGTTATAAACAATGAGGAAATAACTTACCCTATTTTCATTGGTCAAGAAAATAGGACAGCTATATTTAGTTCTGAATTTTTAAGATATCTTTTAGTAGCTAAATGGAGAACAGATGACAGAAATAATTTTGTTTTTACTTTAGATAAATGGAATTTTAATTTACCTATATTTAAACTACCAGATATGGAGTATAGTTATTCAGATCATTCACGTCATATATCTAAGATTATTGAATCAAATATGAAGAGTATTACAGATAGAATGAAACCACATTCACCTATCTCTACACTACAAGAACTATTTAGTTTAGTTAATACTAAATTAAATGTCAATATAGTGGCTCTAGAAGTTATTATATATGCAAATATGATAGCATCTAAATCTTCATATAGTTTAAGTAGAAATAAACCTAATTCAGTTTTAGGAGTTTCTAAACTTATCATCAAAAATAGGTCACTGAGCACAGAATATGCATATGAATCTCAAGTAGGAACATTGATTAATCCAACTAGTTTTTATAAACTAGATAGGCCTGATAGTATTTTCGATGTATTTATGTGTCCAGATGAGGTAGTTAAACAATACAAATAAACAATTGTCACTAGAGCCTTTAAAAGCTCTAGTGATCAAAGGAGTATGTATGGAAGTAACAGTAGATCTTTATTTTAAAGTAGTAGTATACTCTCATTTTTTTGTAGTTATTAGACCAAATCCACGTGCGATAGGATTACTATTAAGATTCTGTTCTAAATATACACAGTATTCGTATATAAGAGAAAAAGGTCAAAAACCAGCATATAAACCATTTAAAATATATGCTAGTAAAATATCGAATAACGAAGAATATAGATTTCATATTGGTCAATATAGTGACTTCATAAAAATGTTAGAAAATAACTTTATAACTGAAGATCTATATACAATTGAATACTCTAGTTTTATAGAACCAGAATACATAGATATAAAATTAAAAGATGGTTGGAAGTTAAAAGACTATCAAGAAGATGTATTGAAGTTTATTATAGAAGAGGAGCCTACAGATAATCATAGTAGATTAGTTTCACTTCCAACAGGTGGTGGCAAAACGGTTGTCTCATTAGCAGCTATAGCAGAGATTAAAAATCGTACAGTTATAGCAGTCTTACCTGGCTATATAGATAAATGGGCCAGTGATATAACTACTGTTCTTAATGTTAAACCATCAGACGTTATGACTATACAAGGAGCTAGTCAACTTAAGAGTTTAATTAATATAGCATTAGATGAAACTTTAACAGCTAAGTTTATAATTATCAGTATTAGAACTATCCAAAGCTTTTATAAAGCATATGAGATAGATAAAAAATCTGATGAGATGCAATCATATAGCTGTATGCCAGATGATCTATTTCCACTACTAAAAGCTGGTACTATGATAATAGATGAAACACATCAACATTTACATGCAGTGTTTAAAATGTTAATGTATACTCATATATCTAAAGTTATAGCTTTATCAGCTACTTTAATTTCAAATGATAGTTTCTTACAAAAGATTCATCATTTAATGTTTCCTAAGGAGATAAGATTTGATAAGATAAAAATGGATAGGTATATAAAGGTTTATGCTATAGCATATAACTTTAACGATATGGCAAGAGCTAGAATACGAACAACTGAGTTCACTAGCACTAGCTATTCGCATATAGCTTTTGAAAAATCCATTATTAAACAATACCAAACACTTTCTAATTATCTTAAACTTATAGAATATTTTGTCAAGATAGGATATATACAAGACTATATAAAAGGTGATAAACTAATTATATATGCTGCCAGTATAGCTATGTGTGATGAAATAACTAAGTATTTAAAGAGAAGATATTCTTACTACGATATACGGAGATATGTTGAACAAGACCCTTATGAAAATGTCATAGATGCAGATATACGTGTAACTACTGTTTTATCTGCAGGAACAGCTGTAGATATACCTAATTTAAGATGCACTATTATGACAAATAGTATTTACAGTGATGTTTCTAATTTACAGTCATTAGGTAGATTAAGAAATCTTAAAGATAGAGATGTAAAATTCTATTATATTTATTGTGATCAAATAAAGAAACAAGTAGAATTCCATCAACATCGTAAAGCACTATTTGCAGATAGAGTAGCTTCGTTTAAAGAATTTAAATCACCCGTAACAGTTTAACTTTTAAAAGGATGTTCATATGAGATTATCAGCAGAAATGTTAAGTAAATTAAGAACTGTATTAATACAGAAAAACATACATGGTGTTTATATTCCATATAAAGATAGTGACCATAATGTCTTAACTAGGTTACATAATAACAATGGATTTATAATCTTTTTAAATGATGACGCTACAGATATTATTATAGATACTGATCCTTTATATACATTAAGTTCTAGTAATTTTGGTTTATATTCGAGCATACTTGAATATAATAAAAAATCATTAAATGGTAATTTAGGACATTATTTACTTATAGGTGATAGATTCTTTAATCCAGATTTAAGGTGATGCTAATGGAATACTTAGTTGATATAGAAGGCATTAAGATGTATAGTCAAGAAGAACTATTTGCTAACATAAAGCAATATATTTCACATGATTGGTATGATAACGTTTCGGTAGTAGAGGGCGTAGATAATATTTTTTACAAATCTAAACCTAATAGTGACTATAAATATTTTATGCCGTTTATATTAATAGACGCTGATTTAGTTAAATTATTAACTACAGAACAAGTGATTATACTTTTACGCCATAGACTAGTATATATTACTGCTACTGGATTAACGTATAGTAATTTACATAAAAACATATATGCAGATAATTACTTATTAAATAATAAAAAAGAAAAGGTTATAACTCGTTATGATCTTTTAGTTCTATTAAATATTATATCTAAGTATTTATCTAGTAGATGTTCTTTTAAAGAAAGGATTTATAACTTCTTTTCCTTTAGCATTAGAAAACTTTCTATTTTATTGCCTTAAAATTTGTAACATAACAGCACACTAGCTTATTAGGCTAGTGTGCTGTTTTTTTTTGTTTTCCTTTCCTAAAAAATTATAAAAATATATATGTTAATCTGATCTGACCCTCAGATTAACTTGAATACTTTAGGAGAGTATATCATGTCAACTTTGAAAAATGTAGTTAAGACTTTGTTTATTTCAGACTTGATTTCAGTATTGGCGTGGGGAAGTTTAACTCCTTATACCACTATATTGAAAGGATTATTGACGGTACCAATAATATCATCTTTATTCATAATCTCGGCAATAACAATAGAGTTTTTGCCAAGATTGTCAAAGATGACAACATTGAGAAGTATTTGGCTTATAAGAAGAGTATACGATTTAATAAGTATATTATTAATGGGTATAGCTTACCACACATGTACAGAGAAAGAATTTGTATTTCTATATATGGTGATATTAATACCATTTAGTCTTCTGTTAGGAGCGGAAGATAATAAAGCTAAATCAACTATGGTGAAGTTATATTCTCATAGGACAATTGAAGCTATAGGTATATTCCAGAGAGTCTGGATGACGAGAGTAGGTATAATAGTAACAGCATTTGCTGGTGCTACTACAGCTATTCAGATGCCAACAGTTTATCTGTTTTACATATGGGTAATATTTTCATTGGTAGACTTCACATACGGGTTATATATGTATAAGAAGTATGTGAGGGGTAATAAATTATGTAATTGAACATATCTACTCACTAGCTATTTAAGCTAGTGAGTAGTTTTTTTTT